AGTAAGTATAATAAATGTTTTTAGTGCAAAATTAAATGGAATGCGTAAATATAAAAATAAGTAAATATTTTATTATATTAAATTTATAATAAAATATACACTTTTTAGGCTGCTGTTGGTAGCCCAAGTATATGCAATAATCTATTTTTTTAATGGAATAATATATCCCAAGTATATGCAATAATCCATTTTTTTAATGGAACAACATATCCATCTTTATTAATTGTTTTAAAACTATCCCAGTTAATTTCTTTAATATTTATTGATTTAAATTTTAATTGAGTATAACTATACATACTTTTTGAATTTTCATAAGTAACTGGATTTACAGTATTATTACAATATCTATTAGATGTATCTACAAACATTGCATTAACAAATGAACTCGTATTATATAAACGAGGTCTAAATAATTTATGATTTAAATACATAATACCAAAAATATTAGCCGCTGCTTCTGTATCAGTAAAATTAGATTCAATTAAGTAAAGATTATTCCAAAAAGGAACTTCACGAGAATATTTAACAAATAGTTTCTTTTCATTACTATTTAACCAAGTACCAAATCCTCTCATACGATACTTATTAATAATATCAAAAGGATCTTTTGAACCTGAAATATACTGATAATCTGAGTTCATAAAAGTCATATGCGCACTAATACATTTAGGAGTAAGATATACATTAGATCCATTATAATAAGCACGAACACATGGAAGATGAAATTGTGCAACAATTGAGAAAAAGTCATCATACTTTAGAGAAAATAGTTCTAGAGGATGATTAATATAAGGTGATTCAATTTTATATTTATACGTAAAAACTAGATCAATATCACTAGTTATTTTTTCATTAAAATGTTTATATTTTTTAGAATTATTATAATTAATATAAATTCTAAAATCTATTTCATTTTGAATAAAAATATCTGGATATTTATTTTTAAGTTCATTAATTTCTTTATCTGAATAATTCTTAATAAATTCTTTATATTTTTGTTCACACATTTGTTCATAAAAAGGTTTAAATTTAGTTTTAATAGCATCTTCATTAATATTTTCAATTATATATTTAACTTTATCAGTAATTTGTTCTGATTCATCAAAATTAATATTTTTATTAATAAATTCTTCAGTTACAAAGAGATAACCAATCTTATTAAGAATTAATTTGATATGTGATGGTTCAGCATAAGGAGCATTAAATTTACATATATTAAGTAGTATTTGATTATAAAATATATAAACATTATCAATAAATTCAAAATTATCTTTAATCTTAAACATTACATCAATATCAGAATTTGCATAATATTCATCAAAAAAATTATTAAAATTTTCAGTTTGTATATTACTATTTAAAAATCTTGACATTAAAGGATGATATTTTTGAAGACATGCTGACATTAAAGAACCTGTAATACCAACTTTATATTTATCAAAATCAAAATTTTCAAAAAGATTATAATTTGGATTTCTAGTACAAAAAATATTCATTCTAATCTTAAATTCTTCTAGATTACAAATTCCTTGAGATTCATATAAGCCGCTATAATCACTAATACCGCAAAGATTTTGTGTTGGATTAAGTTCTGAATCAGAAATTAAAAGTGGAGAATAAGGATTTTCTTTTGGTTTAGCATAATTAAATGGAAATACTAAAAGTTTAGATGCAGTATTAATATCAAATATAAAATCATCAGATGTTTTAACCCATGATTTTTTAAGACTTTCTTCCATACAGAATACAATCCAAGCATATGACATTAAATATTTAAAAAGAGGAGCAAACTGTTCTATTTCTTTTTTCATTGTTTGAAGAACAAATTCATTATTAAGAACAAGATGACAATATTTTTTAGATACCATTAGATTAGATAATAAAAAGAATTTTTGTTTTTCATTAAAAATAGAAAATAAATAGTTAATATCTTCACGAGTAAATTTAGATTTTAAATTTAGTTTATATATATGAAACTCTTTTATTTCAATATTATCTTCTTTAGATTCTTGATTAATTTCTTTAATATAATCTTCTTTTTTAGTATTATTAATTACAACTGTATCAAAAATTTTCTTAATAATTGAAACAATATTTTTATCATTTATTCGAAGTGCTTTAAAACTTAGAGTTCTTTTTTTAAACTTATTAGACATATTTATTAAACAATTATAATGATTAGTCCAATATTGACTTTCTTCCAAGTTATTAATATTTTGTGAAATAAATTCATTAGCTTTAAAATCAGTTACTCCAAAATAATTATTAAGTATATTTATATTATAAATATTTTGGAGAGTATTATGTGATTCATATTGTTCTAGATAATATAATAAATTTAGATATTCAATATTAAAAATTGGAATAACTAAATTTTTATTTGCTAATTCATAATTAAAAATATTATATAACTTTAGTTGTTCATCAGATAATATAATACAACTATCAAAATGTGTTTTATTTTTTAAAATTTTAATACTAGTTTTATAAATAAGAAGATTTGAACTAACTTGTTCAAAAATATCTGAACTTATTTGCAAACTATAAAATTCACTTAAAATTGGTTTATTATTTTTTTTAGCTAATATAAATACATCATTAAAATATTTAAATACATTAGTTTGGTCTATTTCTATATTAGTTCCTTCATTTTCATCAAAATATGTAATATTAGATTTAACAAAAGGATTATCAATTAATGGCATTATAAAATAATCTATTAATATAATAAATTATATTATCAATTTTTTATAAAAAAAATTATTATAATTTAATAAACTATTTTATTATAAAAATCTTCCTTAAGAATAATATAATCCATCTTACACATATAATCTAATGCTTTATTAAAAATTATTTCATCTAATTCAAATACTTCAATTACTTTAACAAGTGAATCAAATAATTGTATTTTTGTCATTGGTTTTATTTTAATTAGATTATTAATATTAGCATAAACTATTTCTTCACGTGATAAAACTAATTCATCTTTACGACGTTGTTCCCAAATATTAGCATAATCAGAAATATTAAAAAATACTTCAATTAAATTATTACTAAAATTATTGTTAGAAGTTAATATCATTGTATCATTTTGCATTTTAAATAATCCAGATGTAATAAGTGAACTAATAATATCATTAGTAAATTTATATGTATAATTAGTAAAGAATTGAGAAGCTAATACATCTTTAAATAATAAAGAATCTACATCATTGAACATTTCAAGTACCATAAATTGAATTGGAAGCATTATAATTTCTTTTTCAAGATATGTAATATTAACTTCTCCAAAATGAGGAAACCAATTAAGAATACGTTTATCAAGATATTTTGATTTATAATATTTATGATAAGCTCTTAAATGTTTACCTAATTGAGTATCTTTAATTGATTTAATTATTTTAGAATTAACTAATCCTTCAGTTTGATTAATATCCCAATTATTGAAAGATGTAGTAATTACTGTCATTTTATTATCAATTATATCTATTTTGTCAATAAATTTATCCATGTTAGTATTAAAATGTAGATTATCTCCAAATGAGTTTTCGGTATCAGTAATTACTTTATTAATTTTATAAACAAGTTTATCACCAAATTTACTTTTGAGAAAATTAAATACTTGTTTTTCAAGATAAAAATATTTTTCTGGTATAGTATTATAAATTTTAAAGTCAGAGATTTTTTCCAATAGTCTCTTAATTAAATATTGATAATATTTATTAATAAAAATATCTTTATCCTTAATATTAGTTACTAATTGTATAAATTTAATAACTTCTTTTTCTTTAGAATCTCTAATTAATGAATCAATATTAATTTGAATATTTTCAATAAATTCTTCTGTTTGAACTATAGTAGAAAATTTTTGATTAATAATTTCTTTATGAGTAGTTTGATTTATAAAAATATCTACATATATAAGAATATTAATGATTTTGATTATCTCATTTTGTTTTTGATTTGTAACTGATCGAATAATCAAACTAATTATTTCAGTAGAAATATTATTTAATAATTCATTTTTACCATCAAATTTATTTTCAATAGTGAGTATATTAATATCATTGCATATATTTTTTAAAACATATTCAATTTCATCTAATGAATTATTTTTAATAATATCAGATAATTTTTCAATAATTATAATATAAATTTGTTGCTTAATTTGATTAATATCTTGAAATATAAATTTAAAATAGTCTTTAATTTTATAATAATATTTAATAATATCATTAAGTTTTTGAATTCTTTTAATATTCATAGGAAGAGGATATTCTTCTAGTTCAACAATTTGTTTAATAAAAACATTAGTAAAAGTTGTAATAATTTTATTAAATATTTCAAAGTTATCATAATTAGATAATCGTTTAACAAAAGCAATAAATGTTTTAATTTCAGTAATTAGTTCTATATTAAGAGAAACTATTTGTTCTTCAATAAATATAAGAATAAAACTATCTGAAATTATTAGATTAATAAGTTGTTTAATACCTTCTTTAATTATTTTATCATTAGATGATTTAATAATATTATTTAAATATTCAAGTTTACTAATAAATTTTTTAAGAAACTTATTTAAATGATTTAGTTCAAAATGTTCTTTCTTAATAAAAATTCTTATATTATTACGATGTCGAATAAGATAATTTTTAATATAAATCTCAATATTAATAGAAATTTTTTCTAGATCAATTTCTTCAAACCAAATAACTTGCTTAATATAATCAGAAACAATAATTTTTATATCAGAATTAAGATAATTTTCAAAGTAATTTTCTATTTTAGAAATAATTTTTTTTTTATCTTCTGTCTCGAGATGATTTTCAATAATTTTAAATTTATCATTTTGTGACATTATAATAATATCAAATTATTATAATTTAACAATACTTCAATTTTTTTATTAGTAGAAAAATTATAAATATGGATTATATCTAGGTTTATCATATTCATATAATTTAACTTTATAATTTCCTTTAGAAGGATCAGAACCTGGTACACTTATTGTTTGACCATCTTCAATTTCTTTATCACCTCTAATTTTAATAGGAATTTTTACTGTAGTATCTTTCATATTACCCTGTACATAATATTCCCATTGATTTGAACTAGGAAATGTTTGTCTACCAAATAAATTAAAAGCAGATTCTGTATTATTTCTTAATAAAATACCTATTAAATGATAATTATCAGGAAGACCTCTTGTTGAGATATTTAATTTATTTTTAATTGTATTATAAGGATAAGAATATTCTGGTTGTCTTCTTTCAGGTGCAATAAAATCATTATATAAAACTTCTTTATCTCTATGATTTAAAAATGTTTTTCTTTCAACATCTTCTGATATTAAATTATTATTTTCTTTTATTTGACTTTTTAATTCACTAATTGTTTTTTTAAGATTATCTAAAATCATATCATTATATTTATAATTAGGTTCATTTAAATGTTTCTCTTTATCTTTATGAATATACCATGCAGCAGAACCAATAAAAATTATAAATATAATTATCATATGAGTCTTAGGTAAACAAATATTATCAGTCATTATAAAAAGATAGATTAAATTAAATTAAATTTATTTTAATTAAATATTCACCAAAATAAATAAAAAAGTAATCTTTGATTTTTATTTCTTTTGAGTTTTCTTTTTTTGAGTTTCATCTAAAAAATCATTATTATTTTCATACCATTCTTTTTCTTCCATTTCAAATTCATCTATATCATTTTCCTCAAGCCACTCTTCAAGTTCATTTATCATCGTAGATGATAAATTTAGCTTATCAAGCTTCGCTTGATAAGGTTCATAAACAATTTGAGTTTTACTCAAATTGTTTAGTAGCATGCTAGTTTTTGAATCTTTAGATTTTCCTCCTCCAATTTTTTTATAATTTTTTTGAATCCATTTCAAATCTTTATCTAATTTATTATATAGTTTAGGATTAGATTTATGTAATGTTCTTAATGCATTAAGATGTCTTAGTATTTTTAATTCAGAATTAAATTTAATTGCTTTTTTTAAAGAGTTAACTCTTCTTTCATGATTTTCAGTTAATATATAACCATAATTAGAAAGTAATCCAATATCATATTTTGGTATAGTTATTAATTTAGGTCCTTTACCAGGTTTACCTTTATCATTTATACAAGTTGCTGGAACAGATACTTTTTTTTGAGTGTTCTTTTTAACATAAGAATATTCATCACGTTCAATTTGACCTTTATTACATTTACTATGTAAAGTTTTATATTTTTTTGAGTCAATATTAGACATATAAAATAATTTAGATATTTTTTTGAAAAATTATATAAATTATTTTTAAAATATTAAATATTTACAATTTGTTTATTGATTTTATTCATATCAATAACTAAATTAATTAAGAAAAAGTATATTTGATGAATTAAATGAATTCTTTTTTTATAATATGGTCTTATTTTATTTATAGCTTCTGGAATAGTAAACCATTTAATATCACTAATTTCTTCTAATTGATTTTTATTAATATCTAATTCTATTTCATTATTAGTTGAAGCTAAATAATAAATATGACAATAATTTACTAAATTTGTTCCTATATATTCCTCAGTTACATAATTTAATCTTTCTAAAATATGAAAATGATTACTATTAATATTAGTTTCTTCTATGAATTCTCTTATAGCACAATTTAAATTTTTTTCATTAGAATTTCGTCTACCTTTAGGAAATCCCCATTCTGGTTCATTATATTGAGATAATTTTGATTCTTCAAGTAGATTATAAAAATTATTTTTTTTTAATTCTTCAAATTTTAATTTTGATAAATTAAATTCCTTTTGATAAAATTTATTATTAGCTGTTTCTTTCCATAATTCATTCCATAATTGAATAAAACTACTTGATATAATTTTAAGATTTTCATCTCTAGTCATTAAATTAAATATTTTAGTAAGTTGTTCAATATTATTAATATCATATTTACCTCTTATAAATTCAATATAATTAAGAGTATTTTTTCTTCTTACCATCAAAATTTTAATTTTATCATAAAAATGAGGAATTAAAGTTAAATTATTTAAATTATTATAATTAAATTCTTCAATATCTAAAAATTTATTATAAAAATAATTTTTAATTTGTTTATTATTAACTAATGAACCTATATTAGAACAAATAATTCCATATGAAAGTATAGGATTATCACATGATTTAATATGATGGCCTTGTTTACCGCAATTTAAACAAATTTTTTGTGATGAATTCATCTATCATATATTTGATAATAATTTTTTAAATATTAATTATATTTAATTTTTTATTTTTAATCTAAAGATTCATCAAATAATATATTATCTATTTGTTGTTTTAAGTAATCTGTATCATCTGAAAATTCTTCTTCTGTATTAATATCATTTGTTATTTTATTAAAGTCTGATTGATTTTCTTCATTTTCATATGAAGATATAAGAGGAATATATTCTTTTACAAGATTATATTTAATAGGAATTTTAAATTTAGAATTTAACCAATTTATAACTGGTATTTGAATATTATGTATTGTCCATCCTGATATAAGTAATAATAAATGAATAATAAAAGAAGAGAAAATAGGAGTAGACTCATTTAGAATATTATATCTAATAGGAATTTTAAATTTATAATTTAACCAATTTTTAATAGGTATCTGAACATTATATATTGTATGTTTTAATATAAATAGTATTAAATGAACAATAAAAAATAAATTAATTTGACATAAAAATAAAAATAATATCCACATTATATATTTAAGAAATTATATTTTTAAATATTTATTTTATTATTTAAATTAATGGAATTTGAATTTTTAAGTGAAACTGTTAAAAAAGCATTAAGTCACTATGATAATCAAAATTGGAATTTTAATACTTTAATTAATAATCAAGATATTAAATTTGATCTAGAAAACGGTACAATAACATTTTTTTTTAATGATGATAAAAAAATATATAATTATGAATTTTTAGGTTATTATGATAATCAAAATGGGATTTGGATTTGGGGATGGGTTTTAGGAGATTTTAATTATAAGTATACCTCTCAATGTAGATATTTATTAGATTATGGATTAAAACTTGAACCAAAAAGTGCAACATTTGAACAATCCATGATTAAAGGTATTTTAGTTAATTCAAGAATTAAGATAGAAGAAGATACTCAATTAGAAGTTAATTTAGCACTATATTCATATCTTATTAAAGATAGAATAAAATTTATTTATGGAGATAAAAAATATTTAGATAAAACATCTAATAATTATGTAACTTTCTATTATTTAATTAAATAATTATAAGTAGTTTTTTCTTTTATGTAGAAATAAATTCTAATATAGTACCATTTAGCATTTATATGAGATTCATTATTACCAAAATGTATAATAAATATCTATTATTATTTAGCTTTTCTAAAGAATTTTGTTTTAACCACTTTTCAAAAGATGATATATAAATTTCATAATTTGATAAATTATTACAATTATAATATATTTTTTATTTAATTTTTATTAGAATAGTAGTTATAAAAAATTGCTATTTATTTACTTAAAAGTATATTAACTTATAAATTAATGGAAATAACTTATGAACTAATTATTAAATTTTTAGTAAATAGAAATAGTAACAAAGAAACTAATTCTAAATCAAATAATTTTATTACCCAAAAAAATATTTTTAATTATTCAATAAATTTTCCAAATAAATTCAAAGAGATTTTAACAGATAAATTTTATCGATATGGTGTAACTATAAATGATAATGAAAATAATAATATAAGTTTTTGGTCATCTATTTTAACTCTTATTGATAAAAATTTTATTATTCCATATAGTTTGGATGAATTAGAATTAATAAATCAATTTAAAACCCAATTAATTGAAAAATATTCTAAATCAAAACTTTCTACTTTTTTAAAAAAATTAGAGAAAAATGATTTGAGAGAACGATTTAAAGTTGATCAAGATATTTATACTCTTCAATATTTAGTAGATATACTGGATATTAATATTTTAATTTTTGATTGGGAAACTCTTAATATATATACAGTATATCATAAAAATATATTAAATCCATGGAAAAAAACTATATTATTAGCTAAATATAAAAAATATTGGGAACCAATATTGATGATTAAAATTAAAGGTGAAACTGAAAGATTATTTGATTATAATAATTCAACTATTAAAAAAATTTTAACAACAACTAAATTAGTAAGTTATTTTGAAGGTGAAAAGATTAATAAAGAATTTATTCTAAATGATGATATATTTTTTATTATTCAACAAGAAAAATCTAAATTAAAAATTAATGAAGCTTCTCTAGCAAAGCTAAAATCATCATCTACAATGATGAATGAACCTAAAGAAAAAGTTTTAACTTTTTCTTTAGCTAGATTATCCGAAAAATCTAAAGATTTTTTGGATAATGAACCTTATCAAGCAAAGCTTGATAAGCTAAATTTATCATCTACGATGATAAATGAACCTGCTAGTTTTGAATCTAAAGATTTTTTGGATAATAAACCAGTTATTAAAGAGATACAAACTAAAGAATTAATTAATGAAGTTTCAGATATTGAATCATCAGTTAAAACAAATAGTGATGAAAATAATCTATTTACTGATGAAGATAAATTAGAAGAATTAAAAAAATTAAATAAATCAAAACTTAATAAAATGAAACTAGATGAATTAATTGATTTAGTAAAAAAACTAAAAATAGTTATTCCAACAAAAAAGCCAACAAAAAGTATATTAATAGATATAATTTTAGCTAAATTAAATTAATTATTTATATTTTGTTTTAATGTCATAATATAATTAAATTTTTATAGTTTAGTTTTTTTGATACTAAATCATGTTAATCATAAATTTATCATTAAATATAATCACCATTATAAAAATAATATCCCATATAATATATATTTATATATATGACACATAATAAACATATGATTCCAATTAGTTCTAATGAAATTATAGGACCTGATCGTTTTGGTCCTAGTTTATGGCAAGGTTTACATTATATTACATTAGGTTATCCAATAAAACCTACTGAAGAACAAAAACAAAAATATAAGACATTTTTTTTACTTCTTAAAGATACACTACCATGCAAAATTTGTGCAGATCATTTTGCTGAAAATCTAAAAAAATTGCCAATTACAGATACAGTTTTAGAAACTAGAGAAAATTTAGTTAAATGGCTTATTGATTTTCATAATATTGTTAATGAATCAAAAGGTAAACCAATAATTGAATATAAAATAGCTCGTAAAATGATTGATACTGATATGCCATGTAAATCAAATCTAATTGAAAAGTTTAGTAATGAATCTATGGATAATAATTATAATATTAAATTTATTTATGGTTTAGTTGGAATTTTATTTACTTTACTATTAATTTCAATGGTTTATAAAAAAAATTAAAAAACTATTTAAAATATAGTTTATAATTATATTTTAATAAGTTATTATGTCACAAGATAATCAATCTCCACCTCCTGAATTAAAAACATCATTTAATATAAGTTGGATTAAAGAAAATATTAAATCAATAACAGATAAAATTAATCAATTAAAAAAAAAAGGCAAATCAGATCCATTTGATTATGAAATGGAAATAATGGAATCTCATCCTGAATTTTATCAATCACATCCATTTTTAGTTAAAAAATTATGTAAATGTGATGATTTAGCAATATTAAATAAAATGTTAACTCAATTAGAAAATGTTGAAGCAGGTAATAAATCACTAGCTGGAGTAGAACTTAAGTTAGGTGAAGAATTAGCAAATCAATATTTATATCCAGTAGTGAATAAAAATAAATAAAATTATTTAATAAGTGTTGAAATAAATTTAGTTTGTTTTGCATGATATTTTTCTTGTGAAGTTTTTAACATTTTTTGTAAATCTTCTTTATTTTTAATATATAAATTATTTGATGGTGGATAAAAATTATTTACCCACCATTTAGTAGCCTCAATTTGTTTTTCTCTATAAGTATGATACTTTTCACCAAAATAGTTATTTTCCTTAATATAATTTACAATATTATTAATCATAATTTGTTGAGGATTTGCAATCTTAATATTCATAAACTTAAATTTATCAAGATAATCAGATGGTAAATCTAATCCAGGAAAAATATCAAATACAAAATTCATTGAATTCATTCCTTCTAATATAGATTCTAATGTTTTAATTTTTTTATCTAATAAAGCTTTATCTTTATTAGGATCATATTTAAATTCTTTACAAATTATATATTTTTCTGAATTAGATTTTCGAGAGAAAAATGGTTTATAAATATAAGTTTCTTTATAAAAACTACTGAGTAAATAGATTAATTTAATTGAAGGAAGAGTAAATGTTTCAAATATTTTAAGAACAAAATGACCATCTTTTGCTTGAACTCTTAAAGCTCCAATAATTTCACCAAGAATTAATTGATATCCTTCTTGTTCTTGAAAATTTTCATTATCCCAATCAAAACCACCATCTGCAGTAACTAGATCTGCATAATTTTTAGTTTTCTCAATATCTTTTTTAAATAAGCTAATTGTTTTTACTTGTGTAATATCACCATTATCTTTAGTTTTATATTTAGAAGCTTCAATAATTGGAACTGTTTTATGAATATTTAATAAACCAGGAATTTGCTTATTATAAAAACTTGTAAATTGTTTACCCATTTCTATATATTTTCCTTTTTCAGGATGAATAGTAACACCAAAAATTTTATCATTAGAAATTCCTGAACCTAATTTTTGTCTATAATTAATAACTGCTTGTATAAAAGCACCTGGACCTTCAGCAAGAGCTGCGTAATTTAACTTTTTTTTATCAGCAACACCAAATAAAAATAAAATTTCCCATAATTTATAGAAAGCTCTGGATAAAATATCTGGATTATCTTCTTTAATACCTAAATAAATTTTAGTTAGATTTTTTAGAGAATCTTCATAATTAGAAATTATATGCTCAAATGGATTTACTACATAATATAATTTATTTTTAGTTGGAAGATTTTTTGTAATAGACATTGCATTTTTAGTACGATGCATAAATGTATGAAAACCTAAACTAGTTAGAGGTAGATTTATAGTTGAACTTAATATTAGGTTATCTTTATTAATACCTTTATCAAGGATATCAGATTTTCCAGATTCTAATTGAAATACAAATGGTTGATACATTATTATTAAAGAGAAGTTATCTATATATATTTTATTATCAATTTTTTTAATGCTTAAATTAAAAATTTTATTAAATAAAATATTGAAATTAATATTTAAAGAATATAAAGATTATCTAGATAATTATAATGTCAATCAATGTAGAATATAATAATAAAGAAATTAACCAACATGTTATAGAAAATGTTCTCAAAATGTTAGAAAGAAGAGGTTTAATTATATCATGGTCTAATGAATATAAAAAATTAAGTAATGATTTAGATACAAAATCAATTTTTCAAATTCAATTAACTGATAAAACTAATTATAGTATTTATTTAGTTAATGCAAAATTATCATCAATTGTTCAAGGAACTCCATTAGATGAATATTTATCAAATAATATTGATATTCATAAAATTATTATTGCTCGAGATGTTGCTAAAAAAACAGTTAAACAAATTGTAGGTGAATATAAAAACGCAGAATTTTTTTTTGAAAGTGAAATGTTAGAAGATATTCCTTCTAAAGTATTTATTCCTGAACATCAATTAATGAATTCTGAAGAAAAAGCTGAATTATTAGATAAATTTTCTGAATCAGAATTATCTCGTATTTTTCTTACAGATATTATGGCTAGATATTATGGAGCTAAAATTGGAGATATTTTTAGAATTATTCGTCCTAGTTTTACAGCTGGTAAAAATGTTTTTTATCGTAGGGTTGTTAATGGTTCATGGGATATCTTATTTAAATCATAAATCAAATTCTATTATTTTCTATTTATAAATAATAGAAAAATATGGAAAATTCTGAACAAATTTTTAATTTAATTAAAACTCAAAAATTTGAACAAGTTTATAATTTAATTAAAGAAAGAAAAATAACAGATTTAGATATTAGAGATATAAATTATAATTATTTTATTCATCTTGTTGTAAATTATAATAGAATTGAATTAGTTGAAATTATTTTAAAATTAGCAACTGAAGAATCTTTAAATGTTCGTTTTGATAATCTAGATATTGATGGTAGAACTATTTTATATAATTGTATTAAATATAATTATTTAGATATAATGAAACTATTATTAAAATATAATAGTACTAATATTGGAATTAATATATTTGATCTAAAAGATAGATTGGGATTAACAGCTCTTCATTATTCAGTCATATTTAATAATTTTGAATCATTTAAATTATTAATAGAATATAAAGCAGATCCATATATTATTTCAAAAGAAGGCTCAAATGTATTTATTATAGCATTAATTTATAAAAGAAATGAAATGATTGAATATTTATTAAATCTCAAATATAATTTACATTTTACTTCTCCAACTGGTGAAACATTATTACAAATAGCTACAACTTATAATAATACAATTATTATAAATAAACTACTTGATTTAAATATAAATTTAAATAATGCTAGTTTAGATCTGGGTATAACAGTATTACATCAATCAATAATCTTAGATAATTTTGATTTATTTAAAAAATTATTAAATAAAAATGTTAATTATAATAAACCTGATTTTTATGGTAATACTCCTATTCATTATATTTTAATTGATAATAAAGTTAAATATTTAGAAAAAATAATGGAAAAACCTAATATTAATTTTAATGTTTCTAATATTAATGGTGAAATACCTTTACATATTTTATTAGATTCTCAAATTAACTTGGATGATTTAGATAGTAAAGTTTTAAATAAAATTATTTTAGAATCAGATCTTAATATTCAAAATAATCAAGGTATTACATGCCTAATTAAAATTATTAATACAAATTTACTTAAAAAATTAAAAGATTTATTAGTATTAAAATCATTAAATTTTTTTATTGAAGATGATCAAATAAATCATATTAAATTAACTGATGAAATTATTAATATTTTAGTTGAATCATATTATAATCAAATTAAGATTAATAAAGATGAGTTATTAATTGATTGGGAAAAATGGTGTTCTACTAATTCATTTGATAAATTAAAAGGTATTATAAAAGGAATTACAGGAGATAATTCAGAAAAAATATGTAAAGGAAAAATTAGAGAAATTATAGTAAAAGAAAAAAGAAGTATACCAAAATTATCTAATATTAATATAAATTTTGATAATGGCATTTTTATTAATAATTGCTATTATACAGGTTCTCCAATTGATATTCTATTTGGTTTAATTCTTTTAAATAATGATTTTAAATCAAAAGGATTAGTTGTCATTTTAGATTATCCTTTAACCATTAATACTAATTTAGAAAAGTATTATCAAAAAATTGGATTAGATTATCCTTATAAATTAGATTTCTCAAATATAGAAATTGTATGGTCTTATCAAAAAATATTTTACCCATCATATTTTAATGAAGAAGTTAAAAAATTAATAAAAGAATCTAAATATATTACTGTACCAATTGGTATTGAAACATCTATTGGTTCTCATGCTAATATATTATTTTGGGATATTAAAAATAAAACTCTTGAAAGATTTGAACCAAATGGTTCTAACTATCCAATGGGTATGAATTATAATCCAGAATTATTAGATAATTTAATTGAAAATAAGTTTAAAGAATTTGATTCAGAAATTCAATATTATCCTCCATATAAATTTTTACCTCCAATTAGTTTTCAAATATTAGAAGGACTTGAAACGTCTAAATGTAAAAAAATTGGTGATCCAACTGGTTTTTGTGGGGTTTGGTGTATTTGGTGGATATATCAACGTATGTTAAATATTACAAATACTAAAATAAATATAATTAATGTAGCTGATGAAATAATTAAAAGATTAAAATTTGATAATCAAAGTTTTAAAAGTTTAATCAGAAATTTCAGTAAAAAAATTACTGAAATTAGAGATATATATTTAAAAAAATATAATTTAGATATTAATGATTGGATTGTAGGTAATTATTCAAATGATATTTTAAATAAATTAGAAAAAGATATTTTCAAAAATATTTAATTATATAAACACATATTAATAAAATTAGATTCTAAATTAGTTTTATCAGTATTTAATAATTCTATTTGATCAGGATCATCAGAAGGTAATGTACCCTTAATACTATCTATATTTTTTTCAGAAATAATTTTAGAACCAAAATATTTATCGATTTCTTCTACTGTGGCGAAATCAATAAGTTTACCAATAGATTTAATTTGAGTATCGTTTTGATTTATTCGTTTATCTATAATTTGAATTTTAATATAATCTCCTGATATTAATTTTTTCTTTTTTATTTTATGCATATATCCATCTGGAATATCCCATATGTTAGTATCAACATTTTCTTTAGGAATAAAAATCATAATAGGACCATTAATTGAAACAACTAGTTCTTGATTAATTACTTTAACTTGACCAATTATAATAGTATTCTCAATTGGAATACATATTTTACAATGATATTTAATATCATAGATAGCTGACCCGTTTAAATTTTCAGGAGGCATTATACCATCTGAATATTCAAGAATTCTAAAAACTTCATCTACAAATCCATTTTTATTACATGTCTTTTCTACTTTTTTTTTAAGGATAATTTTCATATTATTTTTAATATCTGAATTCATATGATATGGTTCAACTGAAATTTTAGTATATTGTTTAATATAACGATATGGACTTACAAGTTTCATTTTAATATCATAGTCTAGATATTTTTAAATATGTTTTTCAATTTTTAATTAAATATTAAATATTGTATTTAATAAATAAAGTTTTAAATAATATCATTTTTAAAATTCAAATTTAATATTTTTCTCTATATTTATATATATCTTTATGAGTTATTTTAGTCAAATTTTAGGAGGAAATATTCCAATTACTGTTATTCAATCTATTGAAGGTTTTCAACAAGATTATATGTTAAATAAAGAATTTAAACATTACCAAATTATTGAAGGTATGTCTAATGATTTAGGTAATTATCCTATTAATGGACATAAACTAATGAGTTCACCTTATAGTGAATATGTTACTGCCAGTTTAGAAATGGATCGTCAAAAAGTTGGCTCTGGTTTAATGAAAATTCTTAAAATAGCTACATCTGAAGCTTTAACACTATCTAAAGATAACTTAATTAAAATTCTCAAATCAGAACAAGATTCTAAATTAATTAATGATACTATTAAAAAAATATCTTTTGATTTAGCTCAATCTATTATTAATATTATTAATAAATTTTCAATGAATAAACCTATGAAAGATTTATTAATTAATGCTATACATTTAACTGGTGTTACTAGTAAAAATAAACAAGAAATGGAAGCTTTTAAAAAAGAAATTATTATGATTATGGAATTACATCATAATTTTAAAACTTATAAAAATATTGATGTTATAAGTTCACTTAAACTTAAAATTACTCCTGAAAATCTTAAAAAATGTGGTGCTGAATTAGTTAGAGATTGTATTTTTGATGATGAATTTTTATTTAAATTTACTACTGCATTATTGACTGCTCTTGAACATGTATTGGGTTCTATTATGAATGCATCTAAAAATGATAAGGTTTGTGAATTTTATGCTTTCAGTGTAGAATTAGCAAATCAATTATCAAATACTACTAAAGATGTTGAAAATTTTATAGATGCTGGTAATTCTACTAAATTAGGAGATAGTACTAAAATTAAAGACTTGAAAGAAACTAATAAAATTATGGATCAAAGTAAAGCTATCAAAGGTATGGCTACAATGATTTCAAATGTAGTTAATGATGTTACTAGTAAAAATACGGCTGATTTAATGAGAACAATTGCAGCTTCTAATAAAATAAACATTTCTGGTGCTAAAGGTTCATCTTTTTCTTTTAAAAATGTAGTTCAAACAGCTAAAGTAGATACTAAAATTGAAGCTGATTTTGTTCAAAAAATTACTACTAAGATTCAAAATGAAATTGCTAATAAAATTAAAGATAATATTGATACTGCTACTAAACAATTTGATAAAGATGTTAAAAAGTCTATTGCTAATGAAAAATCTGGTACTAATGTTGGTAATATTGTATCAACACTTGGTGATGCTTGGGGAAAAACTATGGAAACAGTTGGTAAAGTTTTATCTGTTAGTGCTGCTAATTCAATGGAACAAACCACTAGTAAAGATATAGGTCAAGAAATGAAAGACACGTTTAATCTTAATCAAAGTTTCAAATATGATAAGAATGATGATGCTAAAACTGCTATTTCTAATATATTAAAATCTGAAAATTTGTCTAATTGTGCTGCTAATTCAACGGTAGCAAATGAAATTGATTTAGGCAAGATTGATGTAACTGGTCCAATTGAAATTGATAATGTAAAACAAGAAGCGGTTGTTAGTGATATTATGAAGTGTGCTTTTAATCAAGAACTTGTAAATGATATTGCATCTAAAGTAATTAATGACTTTGATAAATTAATTAAGGCATTAATTGAAAATGTTAATGATAAATTAACTGATGAACAAAAGACTGCTGTTCAAGGTGATATTTATGCTATTGGTACTGCGGGTGCTGCTATTTTAGAAAATGCTGGTAAAGCTGTTAGTACTGCTTCTGAAGGTTTAGGTAAAGGTATTGAAACTGCTGGTAAAGGTGTTAGTACGGCTGCTGAAGGTATTGGTAAAGGTGTTAGTACTGCCGCTGAAGGTGTTGGTACCGGTGTTAGTGTTGGTGCAGAAGGTATTGGTAAAGGTGTTAGTAATGCATTGAGTGGCATTACAATAGCTCTTATTGCAGGGGGTGCTATATTAGGATTACTAATAATTGCTTTTATAGTATATAAAAATTATTCTCCAAAATCAAGTAATAATGTAGATAATGGTGATGGTGATGGTGATGGTGATGGTGATGGCGATGGCGATGGTGATGGCGATGGTGATGGTGATGGTGATGGTGATGGTGATGGCGATGAAGATATAAACGCGATTTTAAATAGAAATTTAGATTTAGATTTAGATTTAGATGAATAAAATTAATAATAATAAATAAAAATTTTATTTATTATTTTATAAATTAATAATGATAGATGGAAGATCATAACCATCTTCAGTTGCAAAACTAGCTGAAACATTTGAAGGAATATATTGAATATCAAGAGCTTCTTTAATTGAATCAGATAATTTCTTTTCAAGAGATTCTGAACCAATAAATTCAGCATATATTATACTAGTACCAATTACAATCATATTAATATTAGTTTTAAATAGTTTATCATAAAAATCTTTAAATTCACCTATAGTTGAATCTTTTGTATATTCAAATTTTGTCCAACTATTTAATTTGACTCCATTTATTTCAATCATAGGAGCTTCAATAGGATCTGAATAAACAAGAATTGGCTCAGCCAAATTAATAAATGTAGAACGATATTGATCAACTTTATTAAATCCCATCAGAAATTTAAGCATTTCTATTAAAATTAATCCAGAAACAGCACTAGTTGTTGTAGAAATAGCAGGAATAATACGACCTGCAATACCTTTAGTTTGTTGATAGTCTGCAACTGGAATACCATAGTTCATTGCACGCATATTTGATGATGATGTAATCCAATTTATATGCCAATTAGTATCATCATCTTTTTCAAATTCTTGAGGAACAAATGAACCTGTAAAATCAGAAGGAGAACCAATAATAATGTTTTTATCATAAGTAATAGTTTCTTTTTCAATAATTTCAGAATCATTAGTTGGTATTTTAATTTCTTTTGGAACAAAAATAGCTGGTTGATAAGATTGAATCATTTGTTGAAGTTCATCATCAGTAAAATTATCATTAATTCCAGAAACACGAGCAAGAATATGAGTTGTTGCTTTTATATAATTAATGTGATCTTTATTATTTGGATCAAACTTAATAGGTTTAGGACATCTTTTACCTGCAGACCAAAATTTAATTCCTGGGGCAACTTCATATTCAGGTGCAAATGTATGAAGAAGTTGAATAATTGAATTATAATAATTTTCAGTAAATAGATCTATAGCCCATTCGATACAACCTTTAATTCCAGTTTTTTGAGTAGGATGTTTAATAGTAAATTCATTAATATCACTCATAGCAATTGATTTTTCAATTGGACTGAGTTCTTCAATTGAATTAGGATTTTCTATCCACTTATTAAGAGTTGTAGGTGCGCGATTAAAAAATTCAAATTGATCCATAGCCCCATGAATTGTATGAGAAATTTCATTAGGAAAACTCTTAATAATACAAATTGGAAATGTTTTTTCTTGTTCAGGATCTGCAGAATTAGAATAAGTTTCAGTTACAAATGGTATAACTGGTTGGGTATTACCTTTAGTACCTGTTGTACCAGACTCAAAAAGTGGAAGTCCATATTTAAAACACATTTCATCCATAAATCGACGAGCTTTAATATTATCAAGTGCATTAAGAACTCCAGTAATACCAGAATTCATAATTTGATTAGTAATTTCCATTGATTCAGAACTAACTTTTTCAAGTAATGATTCAATATTAAATTCTGGTTTCATAGCTTTAATAGCTTTAACTGCTGTTTCACTCTTAGATTTTCCAATATCATGTGATCTAAAAAGAAATTGTCGATTAAGATTAGATTTCTCAATTACATCATCATCAGTTATCTTAACTTTACCATTACCAAATTTTGAATTAGCTACATTCATATAAGCTAGATTCTTAAGATGTTCACAACCAATTGCACCTGAACCAACAATAAACCATTTTGAATTAAATAGTTTATTTTCAAATTCAGAACCCCAAAGAAAACCATATACAGTTTTAACTAAACACATATCTTTTTTATAAGGAAGAAGACTTGAATCTGACCAAGTAAACCATTGATTAATAGGCATATATTTATTAGTAACAAGTTTAATTACTTCTGATGCTGCAATAGATCCCATTAAAGATACTATAGGTATAAGTTCAAATCCAAAAGTACAAGCATATTTAGGAAGAGAAATTTTATTAGTTTCCATAAAAATATTATTTTCTTTTGACCAAATAAAAGGCATAGAATTAACTAAGTTATTAGTAAACATTTGTATATAAGTTTCAACTATTTTTTTAGCATTATCCATATCAAAACTAAAAGTTAAACTTGGATTTTTAATTTGATTTTCCCAAGTTTGATGAGAAATTTGTACTGATTTTTTGATATGAATTGCTGTCCCATTTATAAAAGTAAAAGATTCTAAACTAGAATCTAGTTTTAGTTGAAAAATAGTTTTATTAATTACATTAATTTGCCATTCTTTATTAAACTGTTCAGTATTTGTTCCTTCAAGATTATCAAATCTTATATAATCACCAGATTGAAAATCATGAACAGAATTAGGAGCACATTTTACTTTACCATCTTGAGTAATCTCACCAATTTGTACTGGTTCAATAGTTTCACCAGTAGTATCAGTTATCAAATGTGTATCACCAGCATCTACAAATATAGCACCACTAATACCACAAGAATAAAGTGCTACCATTTTTGAATTAGTTTTACGACAGTATTCATTAATTTGACTTACTAGTTCAATTGATTGATTAATTACAATAGTAACATTTTGTTTTTGCTTAAAATCTTCAACAGCTTGAATTGTTACATAAGGATTAAGTTCTTGAAGTTTAGGAACTAAAGCTTGACTACGAGTTTTATCAAAGGAATCAGTAGTGAAATAAATTCCTGTTTCAAGATCTGAACTATTTACGTTATTTTGATCATAAAGATAAATATAACGAATACCACCTAGAGTAAGATTTTTAGCAACTTCAGTACCAAGACCTTTATCCAAACCATAAATTAGGACAGAACTATTACTCATTTTTTTTACTTCTTTTTCACCATATGTACGAATTTGCCGATCATAAAGATTATTGTCAATTGTAGAGTGATCCATTAAAATGATTGATTTAATTATAAATTTTAAATAAATCAATTTTTTTATTAAATTATTTAATAGTTTTTAGTCTTGATTCGACCCATCATACCATAAGGTTTACCAAGAATACGATAATGAACATGTCTATCAATTTTATATCCAGATGGTACAGTATAACCAGATCCTGCTAAAATAGGTAATTCAACATTACCATTTGAATCTGACATAACAACTCCACTATTAGAGAAATCACCATATGCAGTAATTACATCAGGATTATCACCTTTTGGTAAAGCAGCCCAATAAGCTATTTTAACATTTGGTTTAGTTTTAATTTTAACTTTCATATCAGTTTTTTCAGGTATCTTAAGAGGAACTAAACTATCAGGTAAAATAGATTTACCTAAAAATGGTAACCAAGTTGTTCTTCTAGAAGCTAATAAAATAGCACAAATAGCTACAATAATATAAATTATTTTATCAAAAGGATAATTAGTTTTTAATAATCCATTTAGATTATTTGATAAAAGTTCAACTAGATTATAACCAACAGCAGTTGTCCCCCAATTTAAAGCGCCAATTATTACAATAGCAGTTAAAAACATTCTAATTTTTGCTCCCCAATAATATTTTTTAAATGTTTTATTTTTATTATTACACCTTTTTCACTAAAAAATGGGACACTTTAATTTAGATTTTTATTTATATAATCATTAGCTTGAGTAAATAAATAATTAAAATAATTTTTTAAATGATCTTTAGTTATTTTATATTTAATAATATTATCTATTGTTTTCTTTAATTCTTCAAAATTATCAGGGCTTTTATTTTTTACATGACTTTTAATTTGACTAAATAAATTTTCTATCGGGTTAAGATTTGGATTATATGGAAGAGAATATATTATTTTATTCTTAGATTTTGTAATATTATCAATTACATCTTTTGATTTATGAAATCTAGCATTATCCAAAATTAATAAATTATCTTCATATTTATTTTTAATAAAATCATCATAAAATTTATTAAATTTAATATTATTTATTCCACCTTTTTCTTTTTCATATAATTTATAACCAATAATTTTACAATATTTAATCGCACATATAAAATTAAATTTAACAAATGGATATTTATGAACTGTTTTATAACATTTCTTACCTTTTTCACATCTACCATTATGCTTTGTCATATTTAAATAAAAACCAGATTCATCAATTGATATTAAATTTCGTTTTCCTTGTTTAATTACTTCTTTATAAAAATTAATTTTATCTTCTTTCAATGTTGCTAATTTTTTTTCAGGATAATATTTAAATTTTAATTGTTTATGTGTTAATTTTAATGTATATTTGATAATATAAAATAAATAAGATGTTGATATATTGGTATTAAATTTTTTAAATATTTTCTTTTTAATTTTAGATAGTGTTATTGCTGGATTTATTTTAATTAATTCTTTTATAAAATTTAAAATATCTGTTGTAATTATACTTTTTCTTTTACTATTTTCTTTTCTTTCAATAGAACCTGTTTCTAAATATCTAACAATCCATCTTTGTAATGATGATTTTTTACAATCTAATAAATTAGCAACTTCTCTTATACTTTTCATCTTCAAATACAATTTGACCGCTGATAATTTAAAATCAATAGAATGATGTAAATTTATCATATTATAATATATTTAGAATTTTAAACCTCTTTATATTTATTATTATAAATATAAAAATTTAACTAGAATCATTTGTTTCTATTCCTAAAAATTCTTGAACTGATTCAATAATTATTTTATTTAATTTTTCCATAAAAAAATCTTTATCATCAAAATCATTTAATTTATTTATTCTATATGAAATTAATGTTTCAATAGTTTCAAACATTTTTATAATAAAATGTGGCATTTTATCATAATATTCACTATCTTTAATTTTTTTAATAATTTCTTTCATAATTTTATCTGATGATACATTTTTTAATGTAAATTCTTCTTTCCAATATATAAAAAAATCGTAAAGATATTTACTTTCTATTATATATTTACTAATTATTTTATTTTTTACATTATCAATTAGAAAATCATTATTTATATTTATTAAATTTTCTTTATCATTTTTCCATTCAATCAAATTAAAATCATTATTATTTAATGAAAATATAACTGTAATAATATTCTTATTAGAAAATCTTTCATAATTTTTATTAATTTTTTCTTTTTCTTCTAGATCTTTATTTTTATCTTTACATTTTCTTAAATTATTTATTAAAAATGTATCATAAATACTATCTATTATAGTTTCATTATAATTTAATTCATTAAATTGTGGTTTTAAATAAATAATATATGTATTTTTATCATCATATCCAATTAAATTAAATGTTTTATATAATTTAAAATCATTATTATTACCACTGAAATCTATAAAATGATTTATCAGCCAATTTATTTTTGGATAAATCTTAATGAATTTATCATATATTTTTCCAATATTTATTATTTGTTCGTAATGTGTTAATAAATATTTACTTAATTTTTGAATTTTTTCATTTGATACAATTAATTTATCTTTATTAAATAATTTTTTACATAAACATTTTTCATGACCTTGATAATTTTTATCAAATGATTTATTATAAATATCAGTAATATTATAAAGTTCATTTATAGTAATATCACTATAAATACCTTCATCAAATATTTGAATCATATAATATAATATAATACTTTCAAAAGGACATAATTCATTAATTTTATTTTCAGTAATATCTTTCATCTTAACTTGTAGATCTTTCATAAATTCCTTTATTATTTGAAAATAATTTATATAATCTCTACCATTTTTTGATAATTTTAATATACATATTTTTTTATCATCTAAAAAATTATTATATTTTTGCCATGTATCTGAGTCATAAATAAGTTCTTTAACAATTTTTTTAAAAATTGTTTGTATTTGCATTTTAACATCATCTTTACATTTATTTTCATTATTTATTATTTTAATATATAAAAATATAATCATAGACATAAATCTTATATTATGATGTCCCATATCAATTACTTGTTTATCATCATCTAAATTCAAAATATTTTTTAAACTATCATTTTTATCAATAATATTTTCTTTTAAGATATTAAAATTATTATTTGTTTTTAGATTATCTATTAAATCTTTAAATTTAATATTTTTTGATATATTTAAATTTGGTTTAATTTTTTTTATTTGATTATTATCACCTAAATATTTTTGTATTTTTTGTGTAATATCATCACCATTATTAACTAATCTTACATATAATTTTTTTTTCATTCTTGTTAATGCTACATGAATTAATGAATCAGAAATCAAATTATTTGATTCATTACTGTATTTTATTAAACTTTTTTCATCTAATCCAATTACAAATACAACATTTCTTCCATCGCCTTTAGATGTATGTATTGATACAATTCTTGTAGTATTTTCAGAATCAGATAAATTTATAGAATTTCCTTCTTCGGATTTATGAAATATTGAATATCTTTCAAAATTATTTCCATTATTTTTATTAGTCCAATAAAGATTTATTGCAGTATCAAGAGCATTAACAAGTGGATTTTTACTTACAAATGGTGTAACAATTAAAAAATCATTTGGTTTATAATTGTAGTTTTTAACTTCTTTATCGTAATATTCCATTATTTTTTCTATTTCTTTATTTATTTTACAATCGTCTTTTTCATCTACTCGTATAATATCTCCTTCAAATATTTCTAATGAACTTTCATTATTATCATCTGGTTTCCAAGATGTAATTTCTTGTAAAGAATATTTTTTAAAAGGTATTATACTATTTACAAAATTAATTAATTCATTTTGATAAAATCTTCTACAAATATTTTGTGGTTCATATATATCTTTTTTAATATACGAGAAATCATTATCTAATAAATAAGTGAATGCATTATCAGTATTCATTAAGCTTTGTAATTTATCACCGACAATATATGAATCAATATACTTATTTCTCATAATTTGAATTATTGCTTTTGAATAATCAATAGTTAAATCTTGAGTTTCATCACAAATTAAACAAACTTCTTTATTTAATTTTAAATGTATACCATTAAAATATGTTGAAGGTTTATTAGTTTTTTCAATATAGCCATCAATAATTGAATTAACTATACCTAAAAATTTATCTAATTCTTTATGATTTGTATTTCCTAAACTAAACATTAAAGAATCTATTGTACTAATACTAATTTGACAATCTAATTTTGATTTTTCATTAAAATAATTAATACTATATTTCTTATTAGTATCTTCTTTTTCTACATTTTTTATATATTTTAAATCACCATTTTTAATTTGATTTTGAAATTCAGTAAAAATAACATATTTTGCAGAATGTTGTTTAGTAACTATAATAAAATATTTATAATGTTCGAATGCTGTTGATTCTAACATTTGAATCAAACCAAAAGTTTTACCATTACCTGCTCCTTGTTGTTTAATATATAATATTGATTGGTTTGGTATATCTAAAGTATGAATTTTGTTATCATTATTATTTAATAAGTTAATAAATTCTTTTTTATTATATGGTTTATCAACATCAATCATATCACTTTTAATTTCTTTTGGATATACTTTATATATATTATTTTTAATATCGATAAAAATACAATCATATGAAATAAAGCTTTTATATTTCCAATTTTCTTTTTCAAATTCTAAATAAATTCTATTGCTATCTTTTAATTCAGTAACTTTAATAAAACTATTACCATCAATGATCCAAATTATTTTTTTATTATGTAAATTATAATCATTCATTCTATTATTAACTTCTGTAATATCAATTTTACTATGTTGAAATTCTAAAATTAAATTATGTTCTTCAATAACAACATCAGCTCTTCTATCATCAATTTGATTTTTATTTAATTTTTTAAAATCAATTTCAGTATTTAAAAAATTACTTTGCCATTCACTATGCCATTCTGTCATTAAATTACTACATGTATCTTCATTGTTTTTATGCCTAAAATATGGTTCCATTTTATTACTTTCAATCGCACAACAAATTAACTCGTGTTTATTCTTACAAAGTATTTTACCCTTTTTATTATTATTTACATATTTTTTTATATAATCATCTATTGTTATATTTTTATTTCTAATAAAAGCAAATTTTGTTTGAAAATTATCACATTTTTTATTCTTCGATTCGTTCATTATCAGTTAAATAAGTTTCTTTTTAAATACATACACTCATTTTAAATTATATTCGTGTTTTTTATGTTTTTCTGTTAAATTATGTTTTTCTAATAAATCTTTAGAAAATGAACCATAATCACATAATTTACAATAATATTTAAAACCCTCTTCTCTTTTTTCTTTACTAGAATGATAATTTAAAATATGCTGTTTATACATTGTTTTGTTTGGTGTTTCATAATTAATACAAATAGTACATTTATAAGGTCCATCATAATCCGACCTTACTTTTTTTTGTCCAGTTGTGTGTTTTACTGTATTTATATGCTTTTCCCATTTTGATTTTTCATTACATTTATAGTTACAATTAACACAATTATATTTAAATTCTGTTTGTTGGTCCATAATTATAATATATAGTATTTTTTTAAATATATTATTAAAAAAATATATAGAATTTTAAATTTATTATAAATAATATATATATAAAGATTTATTTTCTACATAAGTATATATATGAACCCGAAGAAACCTCCAGATAAATATCGAACTATTAAATGTTCTCTTCAATCTATAATTAAAAATGAATTGGATAAAGGGAAAATATTTGACGCTATGATGCGAACTCATAGAATAATTATTCATACTTATCAATTTTTACGATTATGGATATTAAATAAATATCATAAAAAATTAGAAATTCCAATAATTACTGAAGAATTAATTAAAATGGCTTTCAAATCTTTGATAAAAGAAAGCCAAGGACCAAAACCAAAAGGTAATAATTTAGAAATATATGACGAATTTGTTAAATTTTATAATTCAAAATATAAAAAATTAAACTATGAAACAAAGATAGATGGCAAAAATTTATCCCAAATTTTAAGTTATATGGCAACTGATATGCTAACTAATATTGAAAATAATATTAAAATGAATTTTATTCAATATGTTAGAAGATTTGTTAATTCTTCATTTAAAAAAGATCATAATGATATATTAGAAAATTGTCAAAAAGGAACTAAAACTAAATTAAGAAAAGAACTTAATAAAGATTTATATGAAATTAAAGAAGATTTATTAAATAATACATTAAATTCAAATGATAAATATCATGAATGGATTAATCTTCACAAAGTAAATATATTTCCATCTAAATATACAAATTCATATGATTTTGATATTCAAAATAATCCACAAAATTATATTAAATGTATGATTTATATGTTTTTGGAAATTGAAAAAATAGGAACAAAATCTTTTCAATTCTTTCCATTAAGAACAGATATTGCGCCAAAATATATTCCAATTGATACTAAAAGTATTATTGAACTTTTTGTTGAAGAAGATAAAAATAAATATTTATTAGATATTGAAAATTCAAAAGATGAATTATGGAATAAATATTTTAAATTGAATAATCCTATATTCAAACAATTACAATATAATTTTGATTATAAAATTTCAACTGATTGTATGGCTGTATCAATTCAATTACTTCATATTGATTCTATACAATCAGAAAAAAATAAAAAATTAAATATGAAAAATAAAAAAACAGTAATGAAAGAACAATGTAAAGATATGAATCAAATAGAAAAAGAAGAATATAAAAAAATATTAGAAAATAATAAAAAAGAAACAAATGAAAAAATCAAATTGCAAAATAAGTTAAAGAGAGATAAAGAAAAGGAAGAATTTAAAAAATTATCAAAAGAAGAAAAAATAAAAATTAGGGAACAAAAGAAAGAATTAAACAAAAATAATAAAAATAGTAAATATATTGAATTTCCTTATTTAGAAGATTTAGATGATAAACAATATCAAGAACTAAAAAATAATAATTGGGTTTCTAGTGATCCAGGAAAAAGATGTTTATTGTATATGAAAAACAAAGATGGTATAAGATTTAGATATACAAATAAAACACATATGAATAAAACTAAAAGATTAAAATATCAAAGATTAATTAAAAATTATAAAGATAAGAATAGCATAACAAGTATTGAAAATAAATTAAGTAAATATAATTCAAGGAGTTGTATTTATAAAGAATTTAAAAAATTTATTAAGAAAAAGAATGAATATAATCAAATATTGTTAGAAAAATATAAAGATGATATATTTAGAAAATATAAATGGTATGGTTATATAAATAGAAAGCGTGCAGAAACTGATTTAGCACGAGAAATTAAAAATAAATTTGGTAAAGATACTATAATAATATTAGGTGATTGGAGTGATAAATTAAAAACATCACCATCTCGAATTCAATATATATCAACTCCAAATTTAGGATTAAAAAGAAAATTGGCAGAATATTTTAAAATATATAATTTAGATGAATTCAGAACATCATGTTTAAATTATAAAACAGAAAGTAAATGCGAAAATTTATATTTACCTGATAAAAAGGGTACAGAACGAAAAATACATTCAATTCTAAGGTATCAAACCGAAAGCAATCGAATGGGGTGTATTAATCGTGATGAAAATGCAGTAAATAATATGATAAAAATAATTAAATCATATTTAATTGATAAAACAAGACCAGAAAAATATAGGAGATGTTATAAATTTCCTGAAATAATAAAAGATGATAACCCTAACATTGTTAGTGTCAAATATCATCACGCCTGAAAAGGTGCAATTATATTTTTTTTACTGTTAAGTGTCCCATTTTTCAGTGAAAAAGGTGTAATTAATTCCATTTTTAATATATAATTATAAATAGAAAAGATTATTTAGATTTTATTTATTACAAGTGGTCCTAATTGAAAAGTTCCTAATGATAAATAAACAACATCATTTATATTAATTTTATTTCTTGGACCAATCCAATGAATAATTTTAGATTTATTATTTTCCATTTTTACTAATAAATATTGAAAGATATTATTAGTTTTCATATATTGAAGGTCTTCTTCTAATAATAAATTAGTTATATTTTGTTTAACTAAATTTTCAAAAATATAAAAATATTGGTTATAATAATCATTAGTAGCAGTTCCTAATAAATTATAATTAGTATCTTTATAATTAATAGTATTTTGTATTGTTTCTTGAGTTATTTTATCTTCTATTAATATATTAGATAATTCTTTAGTTGGTTTACCTTTAAAATTAGTTGCAACATTATAAATTACTTCTCCGCCTGTATCTTCATAATTATATATATCTGAGAATCCTTTATTTTTAACTAACCAATTTTTATCTGAATAAATATTAGAATCATCTGGATTAAAACCAGGAATTTCATTTGAATCTCCATTTATTTGAATTGGTTTAACTTTATCTGTTTGTAAAATATTATATAAATTAGGTGTATCATTTTCAGTAAATTTTTCAAATTGTTTTGGTTGTCTAGTAATATAAATAATTAATAAAACAAAAAATAGTATATAAATGTATAATTTCATATAATTATAGTTAGAAAAATTATAAATTAATTTATAAAATGTTTTTTATTATATAGATGCAATTAATTCTAAATTTTTTTTATTTTCTTTATCTTTACCTAAATGTAATTGTAATGTAATATCATTATCTAGTATATTAATAATAGCTTTCTTAATTTGAATTTTAACTTTACAAACTTCTATATCTTTAAATTTAAATATCAATTCATTTAGTTCTTCGTTCCAATACCCGTTCCATTTTTTACTTTTAGCAATATCAATTAATCTAACAATAATAGGTAACATTTTTTTATCTTGATATTTATTTAGTAAGTCATCAAAATTATCTGATTTTACAATTATTGAAGAATTCATAGTATTTTGAATTTTATTAATTATTTCTCCTATTTTATTTTCAATATCATACTGAAAATCTCTTAATAAAACATGAAAACTAGATAGTGATTTTTGTACTTCTCTTTCCATTAAATAATATCCATCTCTTAAACTATAATTTTTTTGCACAATTTGATTTAATTCATTTAATGATTGAGTAATATCTTTAACTATCCATGGAAAATTATCAAAATTATCAAAGTTAATCATTAATTTTCTAATAATTTGTAATCCTAAATCTAATTTATGAATATCAGTTGATAAGTTTGAAATCATAATTATAGAATAAGTTTCATTATTATGAGTAAAAGTATGAAAATCTAATTCTCTCATACCTTGAATCATTGAATTAAAACTTGTTAAAATACCCCATTTAATATGATGATTTATCATATCAGATTGTAATTTATTAATTTCATCTTTATTAATTGTAGTAGTATAATTTTTACTTTCTAACATAATTATTTTACCATCTGGTAAGTATAACCATGCATCACCAGAATGAGCTACATTACTTTTTCTATCAAACTGAATATCTCCATATCTTTTTGAAAAAAGTTCTTCTAAAATATTTTCACCAAAATTTCCTTTTTTACATGAATTAGATGATATGCCAATAAGTTTAGTTAAAATTGATTCTAAAGAATTAATTTTATCAGATATTTCAGAATTATTTATTTCATCTTTTAGTTTATCTTTAATAGTTTCAATTCGTTCAATTAATTCATTATATTCTAATTGTTGTTCAATTTTATCATTAGATGGAAAATGAATTTGATATCCAGTGTCAAATATTTTTATAAGATATTTATCTAATTCTTTTTTTTTAAAATTACTTAATATTGGATATTCTTTTTCACTAAGTTTTAAGGTAACCTCTAATGTCATTTAATAATATTATTAATAAAATAAACTAATTTTTTAATCAATTTTTTCTAAATTTTTCAAAAATTCATACATTAAATTAACTCCATAAGATAATGGTATTGAATCTACAAAAGTTGCAACTCCTAAATCTATATGAATCCAAGGTATTTCATTATTAGTAAAATAATGAATAAATGTACCACCTATAACACAATCAGCTTTTATATTATTATTAATATTTTTAATATCAGCTACAGGTGTTAATAACATATCCATATATTCTCTTCTTATTTTAAGATAATCTAAATATTCTCCGATTTTTTCTCCAATATTATCTAATTTATTAGCATATTTAATACCTGGAATATTTGACATAAGAATACTAGATATTCCAGATGTTATATGATTAGTATTTCCTGTTAAGGTTGCAATATCAATAATTAATGATTTTGATGGTTTAGTAACTAATTTTTTATTAATCCAATCAATACAATCAACAATACATAGTCTACCTTCTGCATCAGTATCAACAATTTCTACTTTCTTTCCATTCATTGTTTCAATTACTGAACCTGGTTTAAGAGATTTAGAACTAATCATATTTTCTACAATTGGAATCAATAAATGAATATTTAAGTTTAAATCAAAATTATTAGTTGATAATAATCTTAAAGCGCTTAATATAATTGCAGACCCAGTCATATCTATTTTCATACATTCCATCATTTCAATCTTAATATTTAAACCACCTGCATCATATGTAACAGCTTTACCAACTAAGAAAATATCCAAGTTATTTGGGTTTGGACTATTTGGACTAATATAAACAAAATATGAATTAAAGTTTGAACCTAAACCAATATTATAAGTTAATGGAAAAAAATTATTATTAGTTAAAGTTGTAACTTCCAATTTATATTTTGGAGGGACATTTGATTTAATGAATTCTAAATAAGTATCTGGATTTTTATTTGGTTCTATAACAATATTTTTATATTTAGTTAATTCATCCATTAAATTAATTGATTCATTATCTATTTGATATAATTTATGTGTTTCAGTATCTACTTGATATAATTTAATTTCCTTCGTAGTAGGATAAAATCTATATAAAATATCACTTAATTTAGTAATAATTAAGTTTATTATTAGTTTATCAATTTTATTATTAAATATAATATTAATTCTTTTAATTTGATCATAAAATTTAATAATATTATTTAATTTAGAAATATTATTAACTAACTTATAATTTGATAAATTAAATATATTTATTTTTAATATAATATCTTCATTTGAGTAAGTTATGTCAATTTGAGAATCTAATAACTTTGAATTATTTATAAAAATAATATATATTTTTTTCATTTATAATATCTTGAAAATAAATATTTTAAGTTAAATTAATTTTGAAATATACTTAAAATAATATTTTTTAATAGTAATAAGATGGAAAATCAATCAACAATAGAAAATAAAGTTATATGTAGAAAATGTGGTGGATCTCATTTTACTATTAAATGTGGTAAAGAGAAACAAGATGTTTCATATGAAAAAAAAAGTAATACTAGATTACAAAAAAATAAAACTTTTTGTAATGAAGATAGAGTTTTTCAACATCGACCTTATTTTAAAACTACTTTTAGAGTTAAATTATCTGATTTACCAGTTGATATGTCTGAAGAAGAAATGATGGAATTAACATGTGACTGGGGTCATATAGTAAAAATTAGAATAATTAATTATTCAGAAATATCAGTTGCATATATTGATTTTGGTTATGAAGATGAAGCTGAATATTTTGTTAAAGCACTTGATAAAACTCCATTTGAGTTTTTAGTAATATCAGCTCAAAGAGTTGAAATAATTAATTAAGACCAACATAATAAGAAGCTAATTTAGGTAAAGTATGTGGAATTGCTTTAAAACTAAAATTATTTTGAAGTTTTTGTTGATTAACATATTGTTCAATAAATCTTTTTTCATCAAAGGGTTTATTTAAATTATATATTTTTTTAATAATAAATAGTAGTAGAATAATACATAGTAACATAACCCAAATATTATTAAAATTATCTAACATTACTATAGGAGATAAAATATAATAAAACTAAAAATTGAATATTTATTATATTTAGTTAATATAATAAATATATAACGACACATTTAAAAAAATAGAAAAAGATAAAATGATTGATAATATATTACAATCTATTGATCAAACTAAATTATTATATTCTACTGATAATAATGGTGAAACATATCTTAAAATAAAAATAGGTTCTCAATGTTATACTATACATGGATATTCTAAAGCAGGTCTTAAAACATGTATTCTTGTTGATGAATTTAATGTAGTATTAGATATGGGCTATTCAAATGAGAAAGCATTTAGTTATGATAATAAACTAATTACTCATGGACATAATGATCATATAGGTGCTTTACATTATGATCATTGTGCACGGAAATTATATAATATTAAAAAATCTAAAATGTTTATTATGCCTAAACAATGTATTATTCCATTTAATATGATCACAACCGCTATTTCTGAAATGAATTGTGGAAAATCTGGTGAAAATATGAAAGTTTTTAATTCATTATTATCAACAAATATAGTAGAATCTGAATATTGTGAATTAAATTACCAACCTTTAATTGGTGTATCAAAACCGGTTTCAGAATATGTAGTTAAATCATTTGAAATGGATCATAAAATTAAATCATATGGTTATATTATTTATCGTTTATCTAAAAAATTAAAACCAGAATTTCAAGGTTTAACAACTAAAGAAATTATAGAAATTAAAAAAAAGATTGGAAATGAAAATTTAACTGAACAAAGTTATACTCCATTACTTGGTTATACTGGAGATACAACTATTAATGGAGTTTTAAAATATAATGAATTTCTTAATGTACCTCTACTAATTATGGAGTGTACTGGTTTTAGTCCAGATAATAAGATTAAATGTATTGAAGGTAAACATATTCATTGGGATGATATTATATCTAATTATACATTTTTTAATAATGAAAAAATTATATTATTTCATTTTTCTCAACAATATCATTTTATTAAAGATATTTTACAATATACTAAAAATTCTCCAAAAGAATTAAATGATAAAATTATTTTATTTTTTTAATTTAAAGATTTATTAATTATATAATATTAATGGAAAAAAAAGATCTTGCAAATCAAAATTTTAAAAACGGCGATTATGAACAAGCCATTAAACTTTATAGTGAAATTTTAGAAGATGATGAATTTAATCATATTATTTTATCTAATCGTTCTGCTGCATATATTAAGTTGGAACAATATAATTTAGCATTAACTGATGCTGTAAATACTACAAAAATTAAACCAGATAGTGGTAAAGCATGGGGTAGATTAGGTGCAGCTTTATATGGACTAGAAAAATTTGATGAATCACTAGTAGCTTATAATAAAGCAAATGAATTAGAGCCTTCAGAAATTTATATTCAAATGATGAATCAAATTAAGGAACATTTTAAAATCATAAAATCTAAATTAATTAATGAAAATAATAGTGAAACTATTGATAATCCTCAGATGAATAATTTATTTGGTAATTTATTTGATTTAGTAACTTCAAATCCTAAAATTATGGAGAAATTAACAGATCCAGATTTTCAAGGTAAAGTAGTATCTCTTCAAAATAATCCAATAGAAGCTATGAAAGATAAAGAAATAATGGGTATTATGAGTGAAATGATGATGAATATAAATTTATAAAGTAGTAATTTCAATAAGATCATCAGATTCATTATCAGGAACAATTATAGGTTTTTTATTAGTGGAATCAGTTAATAATTGTCTAATATTAATATTTTGTCTGGGTGTATTAGAAAAGAATCTTTCTTTGGTAGATTTGATATTATTTGATTTATCAATATTTAATTCAGGACAATATTTAATGGGAGGGAAACCTCCATTTTTAAAAATATATTGTTTTTTATCCATATATTTTAATTTAGAAATAAATTAAAATAAATTGTTAAAAAAATGTAAAATCCACAATAATATTATTTGGTTGTTCTTTAGATATATCATCAGATATATCAATAGGTGTAGTAGGAATTGAAGATTTAGATTCATTATCTTCATTTTTATTATTTTTATAAAAATGATTTATATTACAACATTTTCCTTTATTATTACATTTAAATTTAATATATTCTGAATCTTGAATATCACCAATATAATTAATATATAAAAGTCTATGTAAAGAATATTTTTTACCACAATAGTAAAAATTTATATAAGAATTTTTAGTATCTTTTTTAATTATAGTAATATAACCATTCCATAAAGAGCAATCATTATTAAAAATGGAAGTTGTTAAATATTTACTAATTCTTTTTAGATCATTATACATAAGTTTTTTATCACTTATTATTTTTCTTTGATTATTTATTAATTCACTAAAAATTTTATCATTATTAATTTGTTTATTAATATTCATTTAACTATAAATACAAATATAATATTTTTATAATGGTTTAAAATTAATATTAATTATATTTTTTTATAAATTTAATAATAATAAATTGAATAAATATTTTTTGGAATATTATTGGAATTATCAAAATCAAATTTAAGATAAATAGTTTTATTAATAGTTTTATCAGAAGTATAATTTTTTATTGTTTCAGAATTAATTGGAATTTCACCTTGCATAAATATATATTGAATATTTGAATAATTATTATATACTACTATTGGATAAGGTATTAAATGACTTAGAATAAATAATTCAACTTTACCATCTGTATTAAATGATGTTTTTCTAAATTTATTAAGAGTTGATTCAAAGAAATTTTCTTCACTGTTAAAATATTTTTCTAAATATTTTCTAATTGATTGATCTCCTTTAATTAAATTATTTTGAACGAAATCAATAATATTAGCTTTAAATAAATATGTTAAATTAGTTTGTAGTTCATTAATATAACCTAAATTTCTAGATTCAATATCATATAATGGATTATTTATCCAATAATATGAATTAATATATGCTCTAATAATTGAATCTTTATTTGGAATTATGATTTGAATAAGTTGTTTACCTAATTCTATTAATTTAGGATGTTCTTCTTCTTCTCTATATATTTTAGTCATTTGTCTTTTACCAATAATTGGTATTTTATCTTTACCAAATAATTCCGACATTAGTTTTTGAATATTAAAATTAGATGTTTTTATAATTTTTTGTTCAAACCGATTAGTATATTGAGTATATTCAACAATATCTGAAACATAGTAATTAGATTCTTGTATTATTTCTTTAAATTTGATACCATCTTGAATCATTTCTTCAATAACTTTATTAACATAATCAATAGCTGAATCTTCTAATAATTGTATTTTACATGTATCATTTTTCCATGTACAATGTAAATTAGCATTACAGGTATCTTTATTATTGGCAATTTCACAATTATCTCTAATATTACTAATAGAATAATTTTTAAGATCAGGAATTTTATTGATAATATGAGCCATATTATTTAATTTAGTCCCACCGGTTTGATTTCTATTAGATAATATTTTATATTCATTTGCTATTTTAGAATCTAATATTTGAAAAAGAATTTTTCTTAATTCATGTTTCTTTTCATTAGAACTTATTTTAGAATTTCTAACAATACTAATAATTTTATCTTTAATTTCTTCATTTTTATTTAAAAATAAACTTAATTCTAATCTATATAAATTATAAGCTTCAGTTATATAATTATGTTCTTTAACACTTTGAGTTCTATCATCATAAATTAATTTATTATCCCAATTAATAATTTCTTGATTAATTGTTTCTTCAAGAGGTTGAAATCTGATACTAAGAGCAAGTTTTTTAATATCTTTTTCATCAACATTTTCATTTAATATAGGAATAATTAATTCATTATCTAATAATATTGATATAATATGTATTTTACTATTTACTTTTTTATCATAAAATACTGTTTTTGGTTGATAATTTAATTTTAAAACTTTATTAATAGAATCTAATAATTTAATAGTATTAGTAATATTAATCCAGTTAGATTTTATAGTTCTAATATTAGCAAAAGGATAATTATAACTAATACCAGACGGTTTAATAGGTAAAAATAATCCATTATCAAGTTCTAAATATTTACATTTATTTCTATCATCAATATATTGTTTTTTAACTATAAATTTATTACTAATTAATTTACCAATAATATTTTTTGCAATTAAATTTAAGTTTGTGATTGATTGATTAAATAATGGATTTTTACAACTATTTTTATGATAATCTTTAAGTTCATCAATAATTTTTTTAAAAGTTTCAGAATAATTAAAATATTTTTGTAATATAATTTTTTTACTAACTTTTTCATTTTTTTGGACTCTAAAAATTGGAAAATAATATTTACCTTCTTTAATTAAAATAACAATATCTCCAGAATTATCTAATTGACCATAATTTTCAGTATTTAAACATTCTAAATAATATCTTTCTTTAATTTTTTCTTTTTCTAATGATTTTTTAACTTGATAAGTTTGTTTAGTTAAAATATAATAATTAATACCATTTGATGATATTACACCTGGAATTTCAGTTAACTCACCAATTAAATCATATTCTAAATAATTAGATGTTTTAATATATTCAATATATTCTTCTCTTGTTTTAAAAGATTCACAAATATCACCATTATTTAAATAAGTAAATATTCTATTATCTTTATCTAATTGAATAAAGTTAATCATTTTTTCAATTATTTGATTAATTGATAAATCATAAATATTTGCTAAAGCAACTAAGAAATAATAATAATCATGTTTAACTGTATATTTAAAAAAATATCCAGATTTAGATTCAAGTAAATAATGATTTTTAATTTTTTGATCATGATTCCAAATTTTATTAAAGAAGATATCTAAATATTTTGGTAAATAGATAAACCGACCCTCTTGAAGTTTATTAGTATCTTGTAAAATATAAATTTTATCTCCTAAACTAGAACCAGATTTTTTTTCTTCTTTAGATTCTTTAGTTTGTTCACCTAAACACTGTAAAAAATAGTTTTTCTTTTCTTTATTTCCAGAAATAAGAGGATCTTTCTTAAAACAACAAGGCATACATAAATCATTTGGATTATTACCACGAGCTAAGAAACCAATATACATGTGTTCTTGATTTTCAGATGGATCACAAGTATAGTAAATATAACTATTTTCTTCACCTGATAATTTAACAGCTTTAATTATTGATTTATAAGTTTTACCTTTTATTTTAAGTTCAACTTGTTTTTCATAAAATCCAGTTTCTTTATTTAATTTATAACCATCTTTTATTAACTTTTCTAATTGATCACTTGGTGTAAGAGTTGGTCTACGTTTTTTATCAGAACCTGAATTTTGACACGATCTAGTCCATTGATTTTGTCCTTTCTCAGGTTTGAAAGCAAGACGAGCTTTATCAAGAGATGTAATTGATTTAACAGTTTTAATAGTTGTGTCATATTCAACTATTTCAATAACTTTATTACGTCTTTTAGCAATATTAGTTAAATTTTTTAACATATCTTTAAGTTTTTGGAATTCTTTTTTTTTATATAAATAAGTTTGGACATATAAATAAATTAATACTTTCATAAAATCAATTATTTCATCTAATTGTTCTTTATTTCTTGCACCTGTAATTCTAATTTTATATCTTTCTTTATCTCGACCTTGAATATCAATACCAATACCTGGAGGTTTAGATTTAGGTAATGATTTAAGTTTCTTTAATAACTTTTTTGATTTTTTGATAACTTTTTGATATTTTTCTCTAACATAATCTAATTCTATGGCTGCTACATCATTAGTAATATTAAATTGTTTTGATATTTCATCAATTAATTCTCTATCACTAAATTCATAATTTCTCAAAAAATATAATATTCTTAAATGCATTTTAGTTTTATTTTCATACTTACTAATACGTTTATATCTTAAATAAGTACCATATTTTGAACTGTCTTCTTTTTCTTTTTCTTGTTTTTTAGATATTCTTTTTTTAGGTTCAATAACAAGACTAACAAATGGGAAAAAGTATCTAGAAAATTCTGATAAATCATTATGATTAATCTTAAAATTTTCAGGAATACTAAATTTAAGAATAGTATTAATAAAAGCATATTTAAATCTATCATCTGGTGGTAAAATAAACTTGATTTTTTTATTTTCACTATTTATTTTTTTTAATAAATCTCTAACATAATTATAAGTTTCATTTATATCTTGTACGGTAGCTTCATCTTCTTCTTTCCAAGTAATTTTATATTCAATTCTACCAGTTTCATGTAAGTTTATACTAATATATTTATCATCAGTTTTAATTTTATTACTATCTATTTTTATCTTAAAACTAATACCATATGGTGCATTTTCAAACCATTTGGTTAAAACTTCTTGATTTTCTATTTTTTCAGAACGAGTAAAAAATTTATAAGTTATTTGAGAATCTAGAGTTTGATATTGAATAAATGGATATTTATTATTAACTATAAAATTATCAAAAATTCTATATAAATTAAATTTTGTATTAATTGTAGTACCTGTAATATTTTTTGGATCATTAATATTAACATGAATAATTGATTGAATAATATGGTTTTGATTAAATAATTTATCAAATTTATCCATCTCAAATTTGGCTTTTTCAACTGTGTTTTCAATTTCAGATTCTAATTTAATATCATTACGAATTGTACCTATTTGAGATTCTATAAACTGAGATTCTTTTTCATTTTTACCATTTAACATATATATAATTTGTTCTAATCTTTCATATGAAATCATAGGAAAATAAATATTAATATATACATCATACAAGTTTCTTTTTTCTTCAGATTCAGGATTATAATATATACCTAATTCATTATAAACATCTATCATAAATATTTCATTTGATGTCATAAAATTATCATAAAATCTAATAATATTAGTTTCATCATCTTCACGTTTAATTTTATATCCAAAACTATCTTTAAGATAAGATAAATTATTTCTAAGTTTTTCATAAACTTTAATATTTTCATTAGGCTTAATATCAATTTTAAGTAATTCATTTCGTCTAATCCATTTTTGACCTATCATAATTTGTTCAATTTTATTTTCAAACTCATATTCAGACCAAAAATATTGAGTTTCTGGTAAAATTCTAATAGATTTACCAAATTTATCTGAAATAGGAATACTTATACAAATCTTTTGTCGCATTGTTTTAATTGTATCATCTTTAAAAATAAATTGATTAGTTAAATAATATTTTTTATATATATCTTCTAATTTAATATCATATGTTATATTTTCTTGTGAATCATCATATTTTATTTCCAAATTATCTATTTTTTTCTCCCATTTTTTATCATTAATAGCTTCACTTATTAATTTAGAAGTTTCAATAATAGTTTTAGAACTTTCAACATTAAATGTAGTATATAATTTAGTTAGTTCATCTAAATCAAAAGCTTCTTCTATTTGTTCTTCAAAATCTTCCTCACTAATAAGTTGAGGTTCTTCATTATCATCATCTTCTTTTTCTATTAAATTATCTACATTTTCTTCTTTTATTTCTTTATTTGTATCATCATTATCTATATCACCACCTCGCATTTTATTATTTGATTTTAAAACTAATTGTGATTCTCCTTTTGTATTAGATTTTGTATATAATTTAATATCACCATAAGTTCTAAAATCCATTTCTACTTTTTTTGTTTGAGTTTTTATTTTATTTCTCATTAATAGATAATTATAATATGAAGATGCATATGAATATGAAACTTTTTTTATTGGAGGTTCAATTATATGTTTTTTATACCAATCTTTACCATATTTTTTTTCTAATGATTCTTTTTTAGTACTTGTATTATTAATAATTAATCTTTGATTCCTTACATGATAACTAATAAAAAATTTATCATACCAGAATTCTCCATAAAAATTTTCTAAAATTTTATATTCTGTTTTTGTAATAGTATTTAAAGTAATATAAAAATCTTTATCAATTATAGTATCTAATATATTCATTATTTCAGTTGGTACAAGAGAACCAATGAATATATATACTTTATATTGTATAGTTTTATTATTATTTTTAAATTTATGAATTATTTTTATTGGATCTTTCATATTATATTCTAATAGAAATAATTTAAATTTTTAATTATATAGATTTAAAAAATTATTAGATAATAGAAGAACTTAATATCATACCACAATATTCAATTGGATTAGATTCAAAATGTTCTTTTTTATAAACTCCTATTTTTATTGCTTCTTCTGCAAACTTTTTAAAAATTTTTTTAAATAAAACTCCGTGACCAATTTCAGGACATGCAAAATGTGCCATTTCATGAATTACTACATACATTAATAAATTAAGTTCATGAAGTTTCCCTGTCTTTTTACTTTTAAGACAAATTGAAAGTTCTTCTCCTTTATTAACACTATATGATGTTAAGTTAGATTCTGGTTCTGTTTCATAAATAATTGTTCTAGATTGATTGAAATTGACTTCTAATTGTTTTATATATTCTTTATATTCAGAAAAAATATCACTATTCATTACTAAATGATTTTTTAAAATATACATTTTTTCTACAACATCTCCTAATAAATCAGCTTTTTCTTTTTTAAGATTATCTTTATGAACTAAAAATTTAGTTCCAGATTTTGACTCTACATAAATAACATTATTACGATTTATAAACAAAAATATATATATAAGAATTAAAATTGCTGAAATTAAAATAGATTCTTTCATTTATATAATTAATAATTTAATTTAGAAATTAATCAAAAAAAAATATAATTTTTAATATGATTTTTTTTCTATCTAATATATATTATATGGGTGGATTAAATAGTAAAACAAATTCTGAAGATACTATTAACTGGAATCATATTAAAACTGATAATCTTAGTTCTCCTAACTCTAAATTTAATGGAATATCAAAAGAAGCTAAACAAATTATTGCTAGTTTAAATATTCCAACTTTTAATGAAACTGAAACATCTGACTTTACTGTTAATAATTTATTTAATAAAATTAATACTGGATTAAATAAAGAAAATAAATATAAAATTAATAAACTTTTAGATCAATTATCACAAACTAATAGTGAAGAATTATCTAATACATCTTCTTTTATTAGTTCTGAAATGTATGATTATTTATTTAATAATAATAAATCTTCTAATGGAAAACATGATAAAATACAACAAGGAGGATCTAAAGATGATGATTCTTCATCTACTTCATCTACATCAAGTGATTCTGATTTAAAAGATATATTAGATTCTACTGAACAAGATATAAAAGCTGCTAAAACTAAAAAAGAACAAAAGAAACAAAATAAACAAAATAAAAAACAAAATAAAAATAAAAATATTCAATCTAAAAGTGAATCTGATATGAGTGGAGGTGTTTATTTATCATCTAGTGCTCATACTGAGCATGAATTTTCAAATAATTCAGATTCTAATAAATCAAATAAAACTACTGAAACTACAGAATCAGATGAGCCAAAAAAAACTACAGAATCAGATGAATCAACAAAAACTACTGAATCCAATAAATCTGAATATAATGTAAATACTAGTGATATAAATATGATTACTCAAACTGAATAATAATTCCTGATTATTAAATAAAGTTATAAAATAATTTTATTTAAACTTCTATATGTTTATTCTTTTTATTATTATTACTAATATTTATAAATAGATCTTCAAAACTAGTATCAATAGATAATGGATATTTATTATTAGATGTAAATTCATTAATTTCATCAATTAATTTTTTTACTTCAAGAATTAACTTCTTTTTTGATTTATCTGCTACTAAATTATTTGTTTTTTTAGTTCTAGTTTTAATTTCATATAATAAATCTAAAGCAGATTTTTCTTTTACTGGTTTTTGTTCACCATAAATTTCTCCAATAGTATTATCTTGATTTTTAATAGATTTTATTTTTTTCTTTTCAGATACTTTCTTTTCAGATACTTTCTTTTCAGATACTTTCTTTTCAGATACTTTCTTTTCAGATACTTTCTTTTCAGATACTTTCTTTTCAGATACTTTCTTTTCAGGTATTTTTTTTATTTTTAATATTGAATACTGTTCAATAAATTTATTAAAAATATTAATTGAATTAGGATCAACTAGTTGTAGAAACTGAATAGCTGGATTCATAATTTGATTAGTTAAATAGAATAAATAATCAAGTTCTAGTTTTTGTTCTTTAATAAAGTTAGGAGTTTCTATTATATCTCCTTGTAATAATTTAATTCCATTTGTTGGAGTTGGTACTTTAATAACTGCAAACTCAATACGATCTCCAGATTGAGGAGTATTACCTGGATCTCTTTTTGCAATTTTATCAGCTAAATATACATGTGAAATCTTTTTCCAATCTTTATATGATTCTTTAAGTTTTAAAGTCTTTGATGTTAAAAAGTATTTAATATCGTATTTATTATCAAACATATTTTGTATACATTTATTAGTATAATCTTTAGCACCTTGTGGACTTCTATAATTAATAAGTTGATCAATAATACCTCCACAAATTTCTTTAACAATTGGAGCATTATCTCTTCGTTTAAGTACAATACCCATAAAATCTTGTTTAAATTTATTAGGATCAAATTCATATTTATTACCAACATATCTTTTCTTAGATATAATAGCAAAAGGCCAAAATGTTTTTTCATATTCACAATCATGAGGAAATGGTAATCTTGATTTAATAGTTTCACCTGATAATTTTCCCATTTCCATACAATATTCAAGTGATCTTTTATCAGTAATTGCATCTCCACCTTCATAAATATCAACTTTATATAATTTATTTTTATATTCCATATCAAAATCCCATCGTGGTTGAACCCAATAATAAATATATTTTTCTTCATCCATTTGACTCATATCTAGATATCTCATATTTGTATTAATAAAATTAATTACTTTATTATAATGATTTTGTTTATCAAGATCAAATTTTATTTCAAGTTCTTTCTCAACAAAATCACTTAATATTTCATCCATAGTTTTCTTTCCATTATTTTTATTATATAATTCTATAAAATTAAGTGTATGTTCATTTAGTTTTTCTTCTATAAATTTAATACCCATATCTTGATCACTAATTAAATTCTTAACTAATAATTCACTCATTGAATTCAAATCAATATTTTTATTTAGACTAATAAAATCAGTTAAATAATAATGAGCTTTTTCTGGATTAGTTATAAGTCCTTCAGATACTTGACTTAGATAATTATTAATTATTTTTGTTAATTCTTTACGTTCACCACTATATATCCATTTTTCCTTAATTGTTTTCTCCATCAGATTTTTACATAGTGTATTAAGTTTATTTGATTCTAATTTAATTTCATGAGCACATGGAAAACAATCAATAGATTTTGAATCAAATCTTGACACAAAATCTTTAATTATTTTATCAGACGGCATTATATATTTATTAGTAAATATTTGATTAAAATGTTCTATTATTGGTATCATAATATAATTTTTCCTATTTTCATACAAGTCTTCACATAGTAATCTAATTTTAGCAAGTTGATGAATAGCCCATTGAGTTAATTTAATATCAAACATATATGTATAATTTTTTTCAACTAATTCAGCTAAAGTCCATAACCAAGGTAAATAACTTTCTTGCATATATTCTTTTATAAATTGTTTAATTCGTTCTTCAAGAGGAAGAATAATTGCATAATGTGAAGATTCAGGTACTACACTAGGTGATTCAGGAAGTTGTAGTTCTATAACTTTATCATCTGAATAATAAGTATTAAAAATTTCATTAAATATAGTTTGTTCTTTTGAACCAAAATATGGTTCAATTAATACACGAGCAAATGCTATAATTTTTTTCCATATTTTTAATGCATCTGATTTAGAAACTAAATTTGTATTTTCTCTAAATCGATAACAACTAAATATAGAATCTGTATTATGAACAATCATAGAACCTACACCAGCATGAAAATGATGATTTTCTGTAGTTAAATCATAAACATATTCTTCTGATTCAGTCCATTCTTCAATCTTCTTAATTGTTTCAGAAAAATTTATAGATTTTTTATATAATAATTTATTATAAAATTTAATATGATAAATATTTAATTTATTATTTTTAGTACTAATTGATATTTGATATCCAAGAGATTTACCTAATGTATATATTCCTAAAGCTGATTCCATACCTTTTTGTTTTATATATGAATTTTCTAGGAAAAATAAAGGATCTTTTGATATTTTTTTATTAATCTTAAAACTACCAGCATCATATAATCCAATTAAAAAGGCTTTTCTTATATTTATTGAAGCATTTAAGATAAAATTAGGAACTTTTTGAAGATTATTTATAAACTTGTTAAGATTATTATAACTATTTAATTCTTGTTTTTTATTAATTGGAATTAATTTATATGTTTTAGATGATTTAATAGGAGATAATATTTCCCATTCAAAATCTGTAAAATATTTTGTAGCAATATTTTTATATTTATTAATAATCTCAATATTTGTATTATTAATTTTTTTACTCATAAATACTCCTAATAATTGTGCAATTTCTACATTTAATTTAATACTATTATAAAATGTATATTCTTTATTATTATTTATTTCTGGAAAACTATGAAGTAATTGTGTTCCAATTTTAACATCTTTAGGTTTTATTTCTTTAGCATTTTTTGTTAATAATGAATGATCATCTGTTACAACAACTGATCCAGAATCAGTTGTTATCCTAAATAATTTTTTATTTTTTGTAATCTTATGTCTAATTACTCGTTGAATTTTAGTCCAACCTTTTTCTGTCCAAGTTTCAATATCTGATAATTCAACTGATTCTTTATTATCATTTGTATTAGATCGATTTATTAATTGATATTCATTTGACTTGACAATATTATTTATTGATTTAATAAAAATACTATCTGTTTTATTATTCCTTAAAAGTAATGGTGTATTTCCAATTACACTATCTCCATATCTAATAACAGGTTGAAATGTTAAGTTATTAATATCTTTTGTAACATATTTTTTAAGAGATGCTATTAATTTTTCATTATTATGTTCTTTTAATTCTAAATTATATAAATGTTCTATTTTATCTTGTTCATTATTATTATAAAAATATTTAAGACCATTAATAATCCATGGAAGAAATTCTTCATCATATTTTTTTGCTAAAATTAACATTTCACGACCTGTTGAAGTTGTACAAGCAGCAATATCACGTTTACAAATTGGTGATGTACTAGCACCAAGTTGACCATAAAGTGAATTAGCAGTTATTTTAACTGCTAACTGTTTTGCATCTAAAATTTTAACTTTAAATGGATCAGTTTCTTTTGCCATTTGTTTTTTAACTGCTTTACGTTCTTTTAATAAGTTATCTAAGATTGTAGGAATTACACCAAGATTATTTTCTATTTGAGCAAATCGACGATATTGAATAGAACCATCTGATTCCTTAAATTGTGCATTATAATAGTTAACTCCTGGTAAATTATCAAATTCTGGATCCTCAACTATTGTTTCATGACTCATATTTTTATGCATAATAGATGCAGGATATAAACTCATATAATCTTTAGTAGCAAGTGCTTCATAATCTACTCTAGGAATAGGATCAAAAACAATAGCTCCTTCATAACTAGATGATTCTGTTTCTACTTCTTCACGCTTTTTAGATTTACATTTAGGACATTCCCATTTATCTAAATATTCATTTGAACATTTTCCACATTTATACATTTTAGAAAGTTTAAGTACTGGAAATACATATTTATGTTTTCTATATTCTCTTAAACATAATGAAAATAATTTAATACCTTGACCTCTAATAAATAGATAAGATAAAGGTACAAAACATACATTAGCCATTTCCAAATTTTTAGTAACTACTTCTAATTTATTTATTAAAAGATTAACTAGTTTACAATCTTTAATACAATATTTGGCTACAATAGCTCTATCATCTGCAGAACCTTTTTGAAGCCTAAAAATATCTTTAGGTCCTACATCATCTTTAGCTTGTGACCAATTAATAACACCACCTTGTTTAGCAGTATCAAGTTCAGAAGCTAAAAATGTATCACCTTTAACAATAATTTTTTTATTTATTAAATCTACTTCAATAACATAATACTTTTCGCCAACTTCATCTGATACAAATCCTTTAATAACTTCCAAGTGAATATAATCACCTGGTAAAATATCATTTACAGTTTTACATTCAAGTTCAAATTTATCATTACCTAAATCTTTATATTTAGAAACTTCTCCTCTAATAAATTTAGATGCTACATAATCAAGTTTATAAGATGGTAAGTTAAATGTCTTTTGAATATCTTTCATCAAGTCAATATGAATACGACCTGGTGTATCCCAAAATCTTAACAAGTTTTCACCTAAAGCAGATGAAGCTAATTTCATTTCTTTAAAATTACATCTATGATTCTTTAATTTAGACATATATGATATATCAACATCTATATTGAGAATTTCTTTACATCTATCATACATATACTTTTCATCAAAAAAGAAAATATTATAACCAGTCATAATATCACAATCATTCATATTAATTTCCTCTAAAAATTTTAACATTAAATCATGTTCAGTTTCACAACTTTCTACAATAGTATTTTCTACTGGATTTGTATCATTTAAACATGCAATATATTGTCTATATGGTGTTGATTCACCAAGATATGTATAAGTAGCACCAATTTGAATTATTGAATCACCTGGTCGTTTTGCTTGAGGAAATTCACCATCAATACTATTACATTCAATATCAAATGAACAAATTCTAAATGGAGCATTATGATCTTTTTTAATTGGATTCAAGTTTCTCCAATCAACTCTAATTTCAATATCACATCTTGATTCTTTTTTATCTGGGTCTACAATTATTTCATATTTATCAGTTTGTACCCAAGAACAACCACTAATATCTCTAATATGAAAACAACGTAACATTGGCGGAAGATTAGCTTCATATAATTTATATTTTATAGGATTTAATAATTCAGGTATTCCTGGTATTATTATTTCATTATTTTCTAAAAAGCTTTTATATTTTTTCATTCCATCTTCATTAGTAAAAACTAAACGACAAAACCAAAATTCTTTATTGTTATTAAATCCTTCTGCTTTTTTAAATTTAACTAATTGTAATTCTTTTAGTGTTGCTTTAAATTTATAAAATACTTTTCTATTTTCTTTACTTTTGAAAAAATATTCTATTTTTTTAATTATATCATCAAGATAACTTTTAGGCTTATTTTGAAGTTTATTTGGAAGTAAAAAATAAAAATAAGGAGTATATCCAATAATTTTAGCATAAACTGATTTTCCATCATCGCAACGACCAAATGAATGAATTATAAAATCACCAGGATCATCATCTTCATCATCATCTTTTTTTTCATGACTTCCATACCAATCATAAAGTTGAAATTCTTTAGACTCTTTATCTATCATTAATTATTTAATTATATTAATAATAAAAGAAATCTTTATCAATTTTTTAGATTTTATAAATAATAATAAATTCTTTATATCTATTAAATTAATTTATTTATTGGATTTTTTGATTTTATAAATAATAATAAATTCTTTATATCTATTAAATTAATTTATTTATTGGATTTTTTTGATTTTTTCTTTCTAATTGTATCTTTAGTTTCATTTATTTTCTTTTGAGACCATTTTTCATAACAAACTTCAAGTTCATCAAGTTCTTCTATCCAAATATCTTGAATACTCTTTTTATTTAATTCATTATATTCAGTTTCTTTCATATTATATTGTTGTTTAAGTTCTTCAATCTTTTCTTGAGTTAAATTATAAATAGGCATTGAAAGTAAATAGTCATATGATAATTTAGTATCATCTTTAGACTTTCCAATTCTTGGAAACTTAAGTTTCTCAAGTTTATCTTCAATTTCTTGTTTTTTCTTATTATTAATTTCTAATTTCTTTTCAACAACCATTATAATAAATTTAACCTTAAAACTTATTAGTTTTAATTGATATTCAAGAATATTAAGTTGATACTCTTTTCGTTTTTTATATATTTCAAGTCTTACTTTATAATAATCTCTCATAATATCTTCAACTGAATCATAGCGTTTAATATGACCTTCAGGACCATATAAATGCATATTAGTAATTGAATATTTTTTATACAAGTGAAATTGTTTATCAATATCTTTAGCTGAATCAAGATAACCATCCTCAAAAAATAATTCAAAATAAACTCTAGTATCAGTATTATTATCTTTGTAATTTAAAAAAGGATTTTCTTTTTTAGGTTGTTTTTTAGTTTTCTTATCATCTGGTTTACCTCTAATTGGAACATCTTCTAATAGTTTTTCAAGATATTCTTTATAATTACTTGTCCATTCACCAATTGGTAATTCAGTTATAGTTAGTTTATTATCATCTTGAGACCAAGTACCATAAATTTCATAGTTAAAATCATCAACTTTACCAACAATACCTTCAAAACCATTCCACCAAGGTTCTATTGATTTAAATTTTTTTCCATTAATAATATTTTTTAGATTATGAATAATTTCAATAGGATTATAAGGTGGTACTTTAGTTGAAAAACCTGTACCAATACCTTGAGCACCATTAATCAAAATCATTGGAATAATAGGAGCATAAAACTCTGGCTCAATTGGCATACCATCATCATCTTGATGATTTAAAACGGGTGTATCCATTGGATTAAAAATTATAGAAGTAAGTTCTTCTAATTTTGTCCAAATATAACGTGGAGATGCAGAATCAGCACCACCTTTTAATCTACTATTATGAGTAACAATAAAATTACCTAATAAAAATCTTTCATTACCATTTAAAGACCATCCATTAAATGGACCTTTACCTATATAATTAACTTTAAATTTCATATAATTATTATAATTAATTTTAGTACTATTTAGTGTATCATTTAATAAACTTGTTGGAATTTCATATAAGTTTTCACCCATAATTTTTAGTGTATTGGTTCCTAATGATAAAAATCCGAGTGTTTTACATAAAAAGTTCAAATCATTAATTAAATTAGAATTTAATCTTTCAGTTATTTCAATATATTGTTGAACTTTATTTATTTTAACTATTTTATTACTATCAATAAAACCTGCTAGTAATTCTAATCTTGATTGTTTATCATTAAATATATATTCTTTTGGAATATGTTTAAATTTATCACGTAACATAGTTCCTAAAATATATGGATCAATTTTAACTTGTTGTTTTTTCCAATTAATAACACAATCATTTGAAATCATAGAAAGTCCTTTTTTAATAAATTTAGATAATTTCATATAATTAGATATTTTAATATCAATCTTATTTAATATTTCATATCTATTTTTAATTTCTTTTTGTTTTTCTAAAATTATTTTATATGCTTCTTCTTTTAATAAAGTTGTATTATATTTAATAATTATTGTTTTAATAGTTTGACCATCAAAATAATTTAAATAATAATATGAACGTGATAATCTTTCTTTAATAAAATTATTAGTTTTAAAATTTAATGTTATAATATGTTCACTATTAACAGTATATTTTTGTCCATAATGGGTTACTATTTCATACATATCATCAATACCTGAAGTTAATTTTAATACATTTCTAATATAACCATCATCGCCAATTAATTTATCTCCAATTTTAATACTATCTGCTTTTTTAATACTTCCATCCCACATTAAAATTTCTGTATCAGGAGATAAACACCCAAATTGACCATTTGGCATTAAAATATTTATATTATTCGAACCAACAAAGTTTTGAGCCATACCAATAATTGCACCCATTAATGAAGCTTCACCATGATGATAAGCTGCTTTGTCTGATACAAACCCAGCTAATTGAGCAACTTTAACTTCATCCTTATCTAGACCTCGAAGGAATGCACCATATAGAATTTTACGTTGAGATGGTTTTAGACCATCTACAACTGAAGGAATAGAACGATTTAAATCATCATTAGAAAAGTGAATAAGTTCTTGATGAATAAAATTATAATAAGGAATAACTTTTTGTTCATACTTTAAAACATTATTTTTATCATAAGACATAAGCCATTTCTTACGATCATCTGCTCTTTCTTTAGCAAATGCAAGTTTAATAGCATCATCATCATCATGAATTGGTTTAAAACTATTGGTATTATCCTCTTCATCTGAAGTATTTGAATTATTATCTATTTCAACTTCTTTCTTAGTTGCTTTTTCAACATTTTCCCAAAAATAATTAATTAATTTAGTATCAATATCAATAAAGTATTCTTTCGCTTCTTGTGATGTTGAAGTACCAAGACCCTTATAGTACTTAACTTTATAATTATTAGATTCTTCAGAATCTTTCCATTTATCATAATCAGTTAAATTATAAAATGTAATAACATCTTTACCTTTTATAGCTTTAATAATTGGAGTATTTAAACTTTGAACAAAATTCTCTCGTTTAACAAGAGAAGGCCATAAACTATGAAGCATATTAATAAATAGACCTTTAATATGAGAACCATCCGTATTATGTACTATTAGTCTTCCAATACCTGCTTGAAAATGATGATTTTCTGTTTCTAAATCATATACATATTGTTCCGTTGTTCCAATATCAATAATTTGTTTAATAGCAATTGGATCTGTTTGTTGATTACTTTTAGTTGCTGTTAATGTATATACTTTTGGTTTATTTGGATTAATATTAATTGATACATCATATCCAATAGATTTACATAATAAATACATACCATGAGCTCCAATTTTACTTTCTATATCAAAATTATTAATATCATGATTAAAATATTTAGATGTACCAATACAAAAACCTTTATAAAATTCTTCTTTAATTATCTTTAGCGAGTTTAATATTTCAATATGAATTTTTTTATTTTTATCTTTATCATAAAACATATTTCTATATTTTTCATAATTCCAAGTATCACACAAATCATTAGCCCAAAATGAACCCATTTTAAATGCTTCTTCTTTTGTAATATTAAAATATAAAAAATCTTCAGATTTTTCAAAGAAATTAGGAAAACTATGTAATAATTTGTCACCAACATTACAGTTAGAAGGTGTTATTTCATTATTATTAGAATCAATTAATGAATGATCTTCAGTAACATCAACAACGCCTGTATGTGTCAATACCCTATATATTTTTTTTGTTACTTTATGTCTAATAACTTCTTTAATATTAGTCCATCCATTATCTGACCAGATCTGAAAATCACACAATGATATTTCCTTATCATCTCGTTTAGTCCATATATCTGATAAATCATCAATTGTTCTAATCTCTAAAAATCCAGATTTATTTTTTAGTAATAATGGTGTATCACCAGTAACTGAGTCTTGGTCAGTAAGCATCATAATATGTCCATATCTTAGGGTATTAAATTTGTCATCAGTAGTATAATCTTCACCTTGTTTAAGACCAACAATTAGTTTAAGATTTTTAATTTCTTCATTAGCAAGTAATTGAGCAGTACCAGCTTCTCGAACATTAAGTAATTTACCCTTAAGAGGAAAAACACCCCAATAGTCACGACCAATAACAGATAATCCTGCCATAGCTGTTGCTTTAGCAGAATCTCCCTCTGTTAAAATCAATGTACATTTTCCAGATTCTTTAGTTCCTGCTTTATTAGCATCTTCTAATTTTGGAATACCTGAAACTTTAACTTGTTTTTTACCATCTGTTTTCTTTAAACTAGCATTTTCTTTAAATTTAGCTAATTCTATAACTTGTTCAACAATACCACATTTAGCAAGTTTTTTCATAAAAGCAGGAGGTGCTTCATATTTAGAACCAAATTTATCGATTTTACTTGTTAATGTATCTTTAGTCTGAGAACTAAAAGTTGGATTAACAATTACTGAGTTAATAAAAAAGATTAAGTTTTCTTTTAATAATGTAGGTGTTATCTTAATATCTTTATCTTTTTTCTTAATAAAATCATTAATTAGACTTTTAATTACATTATCAATAACATGCATACAATGAGAACCTCCATTATAAGTATTAATAGAATTAACAAAACTAACTACTTCACCTCCTAAATCTGGTTTATATAAAATACCAACAGTCCATCTATCATTAGTATTATCAAAATATAATTCAGAATTAGTACTAGGATTATAATACATTTCAATATATGACTTAAAATTATTAATATCTATTTTTTGTTCATTAAAAAATACTTTCAGTTTATTATGAGATGTACCTGCAATATCTATAACTCTACGATGAAATAAAGATTGATGATCATTATTTAGATCATTAATACCAAAACGTTTAAAATCTGGATAAAATGTTATTTTAACAGAATTTTTTGTTTTAGCTGGTAATTTAGTTATTACTGGTTTTTCAACATTTAACATATTTTCAGTCCATTCTTGTTTAAATCTTTTATTACGTTTTGTATCATCTATTTCTACAATGAATCTACTTGAAAAAATATTTGCAAGTTTACTACCAAAGCCATTTCTTCCTCCGGTTGTTCGTGCTTCATTATCATCATAATTTGAACTAGTTAATAATTCTCCAAATATCATTGTTGGAACAAGTATTTTATGAATAGGATGTTCTTCAACTGGAATACCAATATCACCATTATTCCATACACTAATAAATCCTTCTTCCACATTATATTCTACTTTAATAGTATCACAAGTAGGATCATTTACACTAGCATCACGAGAATTAACAAGACATTCGTCAAAAATTTTAAGAAAAGCATCTGTATAAGTAATCTTTTGTTTTACCATACAATTATCTTTAGATGAATAAATCCACATATAATCACTTGTTGGTTCAGTATTTCCAACATAAGTATCAGGACGAAGCAATACATGTTCGCGTGGAGTTTTTTTATCATACTTTTCAGCATCTGATTTTATATTATTTGCTTTAGATTTAGACATGATTAATTAGATAAAGATAATTATCCTTTTAAGTATATTTATCAATTTTTTGTGTAAAGTTACTAAAATAGATATTACATATTTTAGTAAATTTAATAATATAAATTAGAATTAAAAAAATATTTATATTAGATATAAATGTCAAGAAATAAATTTACATTTTCATCAATTATTAATATTGATAGTTCATTTCGAAATAAAATACCAAAAAATATTTTTAAATCAGATAATAAATTTCTACCCTTAAATCCTTTAATTTTTTCAAAATATTCATCTAAAGTTAAAATTAATCAACCTAATCATAATTTATCAGTTGGTGATAATATTATTATTCAAAATGTCGAAGGTGAACAAAAAATATTATCTAATACATGTTATTTAATTAATAATTTCAGATATATGGTAATCTTTATAGATTTATCTACTATGATAAATATACCTTCTGATTATACAAATTATGCAGATGAATTATATATTAATATAGAATTAGTTGGTAGTCAAACAGAATCCAATTATATAAATAATATTCAATTTAATTATTTAATTGGATATAAAAATAGTTTGATAGCTAGTGATATTCCATCTTCTTATTTAGAAACTTTTAAAGAACTTGCTACTTTAATATTAGGTACATTTGATATTAGTATTTTAAATCAAAAATGTTTGTTTATTGAATTACCAGAAAAATATATTAATTTAGAAACAAATTATGTTTTAATAAATCAAACTTTTAAAATTACTTATCAACATATTGGAGGAATAAAATTAGGTTACTTAAATGCAAATTATCCTATTAATAATATTAATTATCAAAGTAGTTATTCTGTTTATTCTGTTATTGATGAAAATACATTTGAAATTAATTTAAATTATCAATCGTTTGGAGATATAATAGGAGGTGGTAAAAATGTTCAAGTTATGAAAATAACTAATACTATAACTGGATATCCTGATGCAGATACATATGTAATTGATCTTAAAAAAAGTTTTAATAATGTAATTGGTATTGAATTGATTAGTTCAGAATTTCCATATATTGATTTAGTAGTTAAAAAAAATATTAATGATAAATTATATTGGAAAAATATTGAAGATGGTCAAACAATTTATAAAGTACAAATAGATGATGGTTTTTATTCAACTGAAACATTAATTAAAAATCTTAAAGATAAAATTAATTTAGTTCCAAGAATAGGATATACTAATATAAATAATTTATATAATTTAATTGATATTGAACTTGAACCAAATATTCAAAAAATTACTTTTAAACCATATAATATTTCAAAACTTCCAAATAGACTATCAATTAGACTTGAAGTTATTGAAAATATTAAATATTATATTCTTAATGTAGGCCATACTAATAATTTAGTAGATATAAATGATATTATTACAATTTATAATTCAGAAAATGTTACATTAAAATATGCACAAAATAATACTATTACTATATATTCAATAAATCAAAATTATATAAATAAAGAACATATTGTTTATTCAAAAAATTTAGAAAATCAAACATATGATATAATTTTAGGTAATGAACTTGAAATTAAAACTAGTATTATTTCATCTGAATCATATGGTGGAGAAAATGTTAGTGTTAAGTCTAAAACCAAAATAAGTTTATTATTTGATAGATCTGATACCATTGGAGATTTACTTGGGTTTATTAATGTTGGTGATAAATATTCAATTACTGATTATAGTGGAAAAGTATCTAATAAAGATTCATATTTATATTCTAATAGATTAGATATTGTGGGTAATCCATTTAGTTATTCTAGTGGATTTATTAATTTATCAGGAAAATATAATTATATGTTAATGTATTTAAATGATATTGAATATATTTTCTCAAATAATAATTTACCATCTGCTTTTGCAAAAATTTGTTTTTCAGGTAATCCAGGTGATGTATTATTTAATACTTTTATATCTTATCCAATTAATGTTTATTCTAAAAATTTTCCTATTTCAACATTAACTCAATTAACTATTAAATTTATTTATCCAGATGGAACTAGAGTTAATTTTAGAAATATTGATCATAGTTTTACATTAAGAATTACTGAAGAAAAATTACAAAATTCTAATACATATCTTAATTCACAAGCTATTACTGTTGCTGAAGAATTTCAATCTGCACAATTAAAAGAATAATTAAATTAATTAATTAATTCTAACATAGTCTTCAAACATCTATAATTATTAATAAAGAATTTAAGTATATTTTCAATATTAACAAACCATAAACTAATTGATTTAGATATAATTGTATCAAAATAATTAACAACCTGGACATTAAATATATCTTTAACTTCATTTGGTATTTCTTTACCCCGTACTGTTAAATCTAATAATTGGAAATAGTTTAATAAAATTTCTTTAGTATTTTGAACATTATGAGCTTGTTCATCAGATCTATTTTCAAATATTTCCGCAGAGTTTTTAACTAAATTAGGACATACATTATTATATAATTCTTTAAGCATAGTAGTAGGTTTATCATCATCTATTTTACCTGTTAAGTCTGTTTCTAATATATAGTTAATAATTTCATTAATTTTATCATAATCTTTATCAATAGAAGCATCTAGTAACCAAGTCATTAAAATTCTTCTCATCATTAATTCAATACCATTACCAATAACCATTATAGTAATATAATTTAATAGTTCTTCAATAAATTTAAGCATTTCATTATCATCAGTATATTTTTTTTTAGAAAAATAAGTTTCAGCAATTAAAGCCCAATGTTTCATTACTATTTCTATTTTTTGTAATGGGTCAATATCATTTGGATTTAATGAATTTTTTCCAATTAATTCTTTTTGTTTAATTAGCACATAAAGTGGAATCAAATTATAATTTCCTTCTAATTTTGTATCTAAAAGCTTAGACCATGCCTTTATCATCGGTCCTATCATTTTTAAATCCTCATTATTTTTTTTATAACTCTCGATAATTTCTATATTTACAGCGCGAGTTTTGTTTCCTATAGTAGTACTTGCATTAATTAGCTTAAATAATAAAGTAATATATCTTTTTAACTCAATTATATTATTACTAATATTTATATGTAAGTTAGATGTTTTAATGGTATGATGTAACTTTATTTTTTCATCCATTTCTTTTTTTTTTATTTCAAATTCTGTAAGTTCTTTTTGTTTTTCTTCAATTAATTGTTCTATAATTATATGTTCAATAGAATCAGGTACTTTTAATAAATCAAATTTTTCATCCAAAAAATTTTCATTTAACTTAGTAAAATCAATATTAAAATCTTTAATTAGTTCACTAATATTAGTTAAATCTATATTAAAATCTAAATCAAGACTTTCTGATAAATATTGAAGTATTAAATAGGTACTCATATTAAAAGATTCTGGTAAATATATTAAAATATTATTACCAAATAATTCATTTGCTGTAATCATGGATTTAATATCATTATATAAATATCCATCAATATTTCCTAGTAAATCTTTTATTTTATTTTCTGAAATATTAAATGAACCTACTATTTTATCAACATTATTAATATTTTCTTGATGTATAAAATTCAAAGGTGAATTACTAAAAGAAGTAAAATCAATCATTTCAGAATTTTTTAATGTTTGAATTAATTTATAATTATAATTTTTGATAATTGGAAATATTGTAGAATAACCGTCTGCATTAGAAGCATATAATGAAGCACCACCTTTTATCATAGTTTCAACAATATTTGAATTAACAATTACACCATATTTACTTCTTAATTTATTGATATTAGTTAAATCATTAGGATATAAAATAAATGGTTCTAGAAGTGGTTTAGATGGTTGAATTACCAAAGAAAACATATTTTTAACATATTTTAATTTAGTAATAGTATCCAATTTTATTGAAGAAAATGTTAGATTAATTTTTATTTCTTTAGTAGGTAAAATAAATGATTCAATATTAAATGATTTTAATTTATCAGTAATAAATTTATTATAATAATTAATAATTGCAGTATTAATATAGATTTCAATCTGTTCCTTAATTAACTCTTGGATTAAGTTCATTATTAAAGAATATGTTGTTAAGTCATATTGATCTATAGCAATACCTGTTGATTTAATTAATTTATAAGTTTCATTCCATATTTTTTTATCAGTTTTAATTTTAGTCAATATGGTTTTTACTATTTCAATAAGAGTATATTTATAAAAATCAGCTAAAGCATAGAATAAAGATGGGGGTACTGAACTTTCTTTTAGTATAACAAAATCATTTTTAGTTGTAAAGTTTGAAGTTGGTAATTTCATACTTCTATAAGTTTCAAAAATATTTGAATAGTTTCCAATTCTAAAATCATTAATATAACCTTCATTAAACATTTTAAGTTCTGGATTTTTAGTATAATTTATATGGTCATCTGATATAGGAAACATACTATCTATATCACTAAATGTCAATATTTCTGGCATATTCGCTCGATATGGATCTGAATCTAAATTAATATTAACTAAATCATCAGTTCCATTATAATAAAATGATTTAGTAGGAAACTCAATAGGAATTTGATAATAATTAAATCTACTTAATTTAATTAGATTACCTGGTTGATATAAATAATAATAGATATAATAATTAGAATTAATTCTATTTAGTCCTTTAGCTAATTCTTTATAGTTGTAATTATTAATTGAACTTGTATAGTTTTTAATTAGTAAATTAAAAAGTTCATCTTTTTTATAATGTTCTTTTAAACTATTAAATGAATCTATTAATTCAGATAATATATTTGAATATAATACAATTTCAGGATATATTTCTAAATATAATTTTGGTAAATCAGATGTTGTACCATTTATCATTTTATCAATTATTACATTAGAAGTTTTAATTAATTTTTCAATTTCAGTTTGATAATGATTTATTTTTATTAATAATGAATTAGCATATGCATTATGTGTAGGTATTATTAATTCTTTTCCTGTTATATTATAATAAGTATATTTAGATTTAGGTGTTAATGTAATATTTAAAAATAAATAATTTAAAATAATTGGTAGTTGATTAGGACCTAAGCTATCACCTTGTAAGCTATGGTGATTAGCATGTGGAGATAAATAATAATAATCATTTGATATATTTATATTTTGGTTTAAAGTAAAATTAGTAGCATAAATTAATCCTTGATAATACAAGCCAAAAATATGTGATATTAAAAGATGACTAGAATTTAATTTTGAAGAAAGATCTAAATCATAATTTAATGTAGAATATTCACTTGGCATTAAATTTGTCTTAATATCTTTTTGAAATAAAATAAATGCGGTAGGATTAATTAAAGGAAATAGTTTAAATCCTGATAGCTTCTCAAAATTATTTATTGATTTTTCTAATTCACCCTTATTTTTAGTACTAATATTTTTAACTAAATAAATCAAATCAATAAGTGTTTGATGTAATAATTGATTATCGGCTTGTTCATTTAATGATAAAATAATTTTAATAATAACATTTTCTGGATAATCTCCTGATTTTTTATATTGAATATATATATTATTATTAGAATCAAATTCAGATGTATTAGATCCTGCAATATAGTCATTCATATAATTATACCAATCAATTAAAAGGTTCCCTAAATTTTTTAAGTGTTCGGTAATACGTAGTGTATTAATATAGTTTTTGGCATCAATAGAATCTGGTGCGGTGCTATTATTATTAATAGTATCCATAAAATCTTTATTAATATCAAAGTTCATTAAAGTAATAATAATTTTGGCTAATTTTAATGGAAAATAATTTTCAGAAGTTAAAATATGATGAATTAAATGAGGTTTATAAGCATTAATAATTGATTTAAGTATGTCATTTTTATTATTTGCTAAACCTACCACTAATAAGAATAAATCTACTGGTATAAACCCTTCTAGATTTGAATCAGACATTTTACAGTAAATATCACATTGCATACCATAAATCCACGAACTTTTATCTTTATTTGATTTTACTTTATTATTATAAATTGAAAACCATTTTAGAGCAAATAAATTAGTACTATAATCTAATAGCATATTACCATTAGCAATAATATTCTCGACCTCATTAAATCGAATAGGATTAAATATAGCTGTATAAGCCATTACTAAATAAAAACAAACATCATTACTATAAATAGTATATGGATTTATAATTTTCAAGTTTATCTCATTATAAAATAAACCGGTAGAATCAAATATAGTTAAATTATCAAGCAAAATAAAATTTTCATCTATATTAGGTAAATTATTAGATATACTTGAACATAACATAGAAAAAATAATTTTATTTATACTTTCGCCCTTAGTAATACGATCTAAATAATCATCAAGATTAATATTATTAATTATAGTTATAGATCTTGGACCGCCCATATATTTTAAGTTCTCAAAATCTATAATAGAACTAGCATTATCCATTGCCAACCAATGTCTTACTTCATCATTAATTTCATTAAAATAATCTGGAGGAAAAAGTACATTATCTCCATCAACATTTGTATGATCATATATAATATCTCGAGTACCATCACCATTATTATTATTTATAGTAGCACGATTCTTGTTAATACTTTCTGGTATGATAAGTTTATCATGCATTATTCTAGCAAATCCATCATTATAATATTCTTTATCAACATGTGGAATTAGAATAAAGTTGTCTTCCATATCAATTATTTTTTCTTTTATTATTTGCATATCCTTCTTAATTACTTTTTTAATATTTCCATCAGATATTAAAGATAAATCATCTAGTGGAATTGGAGACCATGAAGTATCTGTTTTATCATGAATTTCAAAATTAGGTAAATTTGGAAGTTTATTGAATAAATCCATAATTTTATCACTAATTGTTTTTTTAGTTAATAAAATTGAATCTTTAATTTTTGCTGAATTATCTTCTGATGATTTAGTAGATGCTATTTGTAATATTAAATTATTGGTTTCCAATTGTCTAATTACAATATGTTTATCTACTTTTAATATTTTATCAATAGTATTTTCCAAAGATTTAAGCATTGGCAGATCCTCATTATTTTGAATATATGCCCCTAATAGTTTTTTAATTTCTATTATTTTATTAATTGAATCTAAATTTTTTTTCTTTGGAGGAGGAACAAAATCCATAACCTCATTAGATGTATCTATTGTTTTAATTAAACCAGTAAGTAAGTAATGTAAAGGAGTATTTTCCATATTATCTGGAAAATTAGGATCAACACCAATTTTCAATAAATATTCAATAATAATAGAAAGTTGTTGAATACAAGCCAAATGTAAAGGTGTTTGGTTATTTTTATTAGATTGGTCTGGATTAACTTTATTTTGAACTAAGAATTTGATAACATTTAATTTAGCATGTTCAGATGCTTTTCTGCTATCAATATTAATAACTTCATGAATTAAACATTCACCTTCTCCATTTATATAATCTAATGGTATTTGATTTATAAGAGAATATTGTAATAATTCATGTGTATCTAATTTTGAAGCTAAATTAAATAATTCAAGACCTTTTCTTTCATCAAATGTTGGTAATATTCTATATGGTTTATCAAATCTATCAATTTTACTCATATTTATATATTAATGTAAGTGATAAAATATTATTTATTAAACTTTATTAAACTTAATCTTAAATTTAATATAATTTAATTAAAATATAAAGTAATTAATTTGTAGTAGTTTTATTTTGAATCATAAGATGATCAAGACATACCACTAAGAGGAACACATTTTCCATTAACATCACAACTATTAATTTTCTGTTGATATTCTCTTTCTCTATTTATAATAACATTACCATTTAATTGTAAAAAATTTTTATATTCATGAGCAGATTCAATCTTATTAACATTACGAATATATTGTTCAAAAACACGACTTTCCATATAATTAGTAATGAATCTAGCATCTTGCATTAAAGGAGGGCATCCATATTTAAAATATTGATTATCCATTTAACTATATATAATAATTAGATATTTTTTCTGACAAGAATTTAAAAATCTTTTGCTTTTTTAGATATATTTTGAATATCAATAATTAATTCATTTTTATTTTTAAATTTTTTTTGACCATTTACTTTTTTTGTAATAGGTATTTTATATTGTTCAGCAATTTTTTTAATCTCTAATAATTTCATGTTATTTAAATCAGGTTCATTATCCAAAAAATCTTTAGATTTTTCGGATAATCTAGCTAAAGAAAAAGTTAAAACTTTTTCTTCAGGTTCATTCATCATCATAGATGATGAATTTAGCTTATCAAGCTTTGCTATAGAAGCTTCATTTAATTTATTACTAGACATTTCAAAAAGTTGTTTATCTTTTTCTTCAATTATTTCATCGATTGGTGATTTTTTATTTTCACTATTTGCATCTGATAAATTATTCATAATAAAATCCATATTTTCTTTAGAATTAGAATTTTCCATTTTGTTATAATCAAATTGTAAATTATTTAATGTTTCATCAAATTGTTCATTATCATTTGAATAAATAGCTAAATGTTTAGATGATTCTGATATATGTTCTAATTGTTCTGATTCTGATTCAAAATTAGTAGGTTCATTTTTTGTCAGAGACAAAGAATCTAGCTTCTCTAGCTTTGCTAGAGAAGGTTCATTATCCAAAAAATCTTTAGATTTTTCGGATAATCTAGCTGAAGAAAAAGTTAAAACTTTTTCTCCAGGTTCATTCTTTGTCAGAGACAAAGAATCTAGCTTATCAAGCTTTGCTTGATAAGGTTCATTAATAATTTGAGTAAAACTCAAATTATTAAGTAGCATGCTAGATTTTGAATCTAAAGATTCAAAACTAGCAGGTTCATTATCCAAAAAATCTTTAGATTTTTCGGATAATCTAGCTGAAGAAAAAGTTAAAACTTTTTCTCCAGGTTCATTCTTTATCATAGATGATAAATCTAGATTATCAAACTTTAAGTTTTTAATATCATTATTTTCTAATTCAATTTCAGAAGATTTATTATATTTAGGATAATTTAAAGATGTATTTAAATCGGTTGTAGATAGTAAATCAACACTAATTATTTTTGGTAAATTTTTATTTATTTTATTATTAGTTAATAAACTAGTGGTAACTTCAGTTTTATTATTTGATATATCTAAAGAGTCTAAAATAGATTCTTTAGTTTTATATGCAGATTCTAATTTATTTACTTTATCACGTAAATGTTCAACTTCTCGATAAATAAAATATATAACTAAAGTTAAACCTAATAAAATTAGAAATTTATAATCAAAAAATATCATATTAATATTTATAAAGATTCTTATATAATAATAAACTCACCATATTGCTTAAAAATCTAAATATATTATTTTCTATAAAATTAATTATATTTTCTATATAAAATTATATGATTAGTAAAATATTATTGTTACTAATAATTATATATTTATTTTATTTATTTTATAAACCAAAAATAAAAGAAAAAATTAATGATAATCATGAAATTAAAAAAAAAATAATTTATGGTCTTGAAATTATTGATAAATTATTTAATAAACATAATATATATTATACAGCAGCATATGGTACTTTATTAGGTGCAGTTAGACATTGGGATATGATTCCTTGGGATGATGATGGTGATTTAAATATTTGGAGAAAAGACTTTGCTAAAATTATGAGTTTAGAAAATGAATTTAAAGAACATGGTTTAATATTAGAATCTAATTGGAAACTAATTAAGGTTTATTTTAAAAATACTAATGATAATAAAAACTATCCTTTTATTGATTTATTTATTAATGATATTGAAGATGGTAAAATTATTAGATGTCATAAACCATTTGATAAATCATGTAACTATTTAGATAATAATAATAATAATAATTGGTGGTGGGATTCAATTAATTATCCATCTAGTTGGATTGAACAAAGAAAAAGATTAAAATTTGGACCAATAGAGATTTGGGCTCCAATTGAATCAGATAAAATATTAAAATATTGGTATGGTGATAAATATTTATCAGATTGTAAATCACATAATTATGATCATATAACTGATAATTATATTACACTAAAAAATTTAAATTGTGGTATATTACCCAAACCGCAATTTTAAAATTTTTATTATAAAATATTAAGATTTTTTATTTTCTATTTATAATTAATGATATCTCCAGTCGATATTCAAAATACTAAAGTTGATTTAACTTTATTCTCCACAGTCCTAGCAGTTTCAAACTTAGTTGGTTCTCAATTAGAAAAAACTGCTTTATTTAATGAATCGTGGATGAATTTAGCTGTTGCAACTTTATTTGGTGTTACCTTACATGGTCTTTTAACTAATAAAGTTAGTTCAATGATTAATACCTCATTAAATGTTGATACTGCTAGTGTTAAAAATTCAGTTAATGATTTGATTAAATTCGGTACTATTTTTGTATGTCAAAAAGCTATTACTTCTTATCTTCAAGGTAAACCTATTGTATTTGATGAAAGATGGGCAATGACTTCTGGTTTAACCATTGGTGGTTATGCTGCTTTTAACATGATTGAATCATTTGTTCCTAAGATTGATACTTATCAACCTTTATTAAATGATTTAATTAAAGTATCTATGGGCGCTTTAACCGCTAACTATTTTGTTGATGGATCAATTACTAAAGGACACTTATTGAATTTAACTTCGCTCTTATCTGGTTTTGTAGCTTTCCATTTAGTTTCCAAACAATTTGTTATTCCTAAATAATTTATTTTTAATATGATTAAATTAAAATTTAATTATATTAATTATATTTAAAACCTAAGTATATTAAATTAATAAATGACTGGAGGATTACTTCAAATAGTAACATCAGGTAAACAAGATATTTATTTGACTATTAATCCACAAATTACTTTTTTTAAAAAAGTCTATAGAAGACATACAAATTTTGCATTGGAATTAAAAGAATTTAATCCAGAACAAACTCCAGAATATGATAATATAGTTACATTTATATTAAATGTAGGTGATGCTATACATAGATGTTATTTTGAAATAGAATTACCTAATTTAGATTTTTCTGATAAATATATTACAAATTCAATTTATAATACAATGAAATCAACAAAAATTTTTAATTATCAAACTAATGTTAATATTTGGACTGATTATTATAATAATCTTAAAAGTTATTGTGATATTGAAATTCAATTATATAGAATTTTATATACTCTTTTACAATCAGAAAATATAACAATTAATAATCTAAAAGATGAAACAAATAGATATAATTATAAAAATAAAACTACAAAAGATACTTATAAAAATAAAATAGATGAATCTATTTATATTTTAATTGATATAACAGGATATATAAATTCAATTAATAAACTTATTACAAATTTAACATCTTATGATACTACTAAATATATTTCAAGAACTGAAATATTAAATCAAATAAATATTTATTTTAATAATATGGTTATATATCTAAAATATTATAATAAAAAAAAAGTTGAATTTACCAATAAAATTATTCAACTTCAAAAACCCCAACAAATAAATTTTTCATGGGCTAAATATCTTGGTCATAACTTTTTTAAATATGTTAGTTTAGAAATTGGCGGTCAAGAATTTGAAAAATATGATAATGATATATTTCATATTAATCAAATGCATCATATTAAACCAGATGATATGCCAAATTATCTAGAAATGATTGGTCATACTCCTTTAATTTATAATTTTAATACAGAATCAAAAGGTGGAATTAAAATTTTAGTTCCTTTAATTTATTGGTTTAATAAAGATGCCGGTTCAAGTTTACCACTAGTTGCAATGCAATATTCTAATGTTGTAATAAATGCAAAAATAAATGATATTAAAAAAATTATAGCATTTGAAAATTATGAAAAAATATATGATGATATTACGGTAGTTACTATTGAAAATACAATTGGATTTAAATTAAATACAAAATTAATTTATTCCCAATATAAATTAAATGCTGATGAAAAAAGTATTACTTATTATTGCACTTTAATAAATGATGAATTATTAAAAATACAATTCCCTGATTTAACTAATTCAGAAATAAATACTATTTTATCATCTTCAAATGGTACAACATTAGATAAAAAACAATGGGTTGGTTTTATGATTGATATTAAAAATCCTAATTATACAACATTAGCACCAAAAGTTGCATCTTATTATCCATTTATTAATTTTAATCAATATTATAGTATGATTCCATCTCCAAAAATTAAATTAATTAGTGAATCAGTATTTTTAGATGATATAGAAAGAGCTAAATTTGCTGCATCTAAATTAGAATATGTAATTGAAAAATTTAATACAGATATTTTTGATATTAAAAATAAAAATTCATTTGATTGTGAATTATCATTTAATTATCCATGTAAAGAATTATTATGGTTTATTCAACCGCAATTATATTTAGATAGTATTACTGAAAATAGTACAAATATTGAATTAGTTTATGATACATATAAATATTTTATAGCTGATCCAATATTAAATCAAAAACTAACATTTAATCAATTAGATGTTATATTTCCTAATGTTAATTTTAATTATTGGACAAATGTACTTTCATATAAATTTTTAAATAATATTTTACCTGATGGTGTTTATTATAATTCTTTTAGTTTATATCCTGAAGAAACTCAACCATCAGGCACAGTAAATTTAAGACATATTAAAGCTAAACAGTATAGAATAGATTTTAATCCTAACTTTTTAACTGAATATTATGATTATTTAAATACAATTTATAAAAATAAAACTAATTTAATTGATTATAAAAAATCTATTCAATTAAAATTTATTGCAAAAAGTTATGATTTATTAGTTATTCATAAAGGATATGCTAAATTAACTTTTAGTAATTAATTTTGACAAAATAATTGTATATCATCATATTCAGTTTCTGAATCAATAAAATTTGATTTAATTTTTATAATTGTTGGATTTATTAAATTATTAATTTGAATACATATTAAATTGTATGAATCAAATAATTTAATTATTTGATTTAATAATTCAGAAAACTTTTCAAATATAACTACAAAATATTTTATTAAATTTTCATTAGTTAATTCCCAATAATCTTTTACTGTTATTAAAGGAATATCCATAGATTGAAATAATGTTGGTCCAAACATTTTTAAAATTATTTCAAGTCTAATAATTCCATCTTCCATTATAGTTTTATTATTAGAACTTTTTAATAAACTATATAATTTATTATAATATATTATACCTCCTTTAGAACAATCATAAATTCCTAAAAATCTTTTTTTTGTTAATTGTAAATAATCAATCTGTTCACTAATTGATAATTTCCAAAATTCTTCATTAGAATAAACTGAATACCATTTTTTTAAAATAAATATTAAAGCAATCTTTTTTTCCATTAATTTGTAAAAATCTTTTAATACATTCCAACTTTTTTTATATTCATTTAATTCATCTCTAAATATTTGTTTAAGATTATATTCAAGAGCTATTATAGAATGATGTTTTAAATATAATCTTAAACAAATACTTAAATTATTATCTGATAATTCATCACGCCATGTAATTATATAAAATAAAAAAACTCTTGGATTTTTTATTAAACTTATTTCTAAATTTGTTTTTTTAATATCAATTTCATTATCCATTATATAATCTTGATAATTTACATTTAGCATAAACGAAAAACTTTACTAAAATTATCTATATAGTGGATTCTTAAAACCACATGAACAATTATGACCTGAAAATTGAGATTTACATTTTGGACATCTTATCATTACTATATTTGATGTATTTTTCTTAGATATACTTTCTATAGGTTTATTTTTAGAAATATCACATATATTAGTCCAATCAAGTACGTCTTGACATTGATTACAAATAATTTTATCTTTTTCTAAAATAACAGCAAATATTGAAGAGGTATTATTATTAGTTGGTAATTCACATAATTGATTACACATAGAACATTTCATTATAAATTTAATATTAATAATATTTTAGAACTATATATATTATAAAATTATATAAAAGATATTTTATTCAAAAATTACACTATCTAATTCTTCTTTAGTAACTTCTAAATTATATTTAGTTTTAATCCAGAATGAAACAGTATTTTTAAATTTATTAATATTTTGTATATCTGATTTTGAAAAAATTTTAATATTTTTGTTTAATAATCTATTATACATTAATAGATCTGCAATAGCAGCAGGTCTTTTTCTTAAAATTCTTCTTATTATTTCTGCTTCTAATATTATCATTTTTATACCACAAAAATAATAATGAAATTTAGGATTATGAATACATTCTAAAATATTATTTGCTCCAAAATATGAACCCCATCTTGGATGCCATTCTTTCCAATGTTCACGCCAATTTACTTTTGGATGAGCTGTATCAATAAAAAATATTTTCTTATTTTCATCTAAAAATAAATCACTAATTTTAGATAATGTTAATTTATCAATATAATTAGGAAAATTTGATATAGTTATATCAATATCGCTATTTAATCTTAATCCATAAGATGATAATATACTTCCAGATACAACTAAAAATTTACTTTGTTCTAATAATGTAATTTTTCTTATTAGTAATATTTTCTTATATGTATTTAATATTAATCGTGTTCTATCAAATAATTTTGTTAAAAATCTTTCTAATAACATTTCATTTAATAAATTAAGAGAATTTTTATTAAATAATAATTCACCCCACATTATACTACTAATAAAATTAGGACTAATAAAATCACATGTTAAATCAACATTCAAATTATCAGCTTTACCTTTATTTTCATATAAATAAATATTAATAATTTTATCTTTTTTAATATTTAATAAATCAACATATTTTTTAATTTCTTCAAAAGATTTAAATTTTGATGTTAAACAAAAAATTTGATAAATTAAGCATTCTATAGCATTTCTTTGTAAACTAATTTTTTTATGACAATATAAATTATAACCAGTAAAATTAAGTTGTCTATTTGAAAATTGAATAAGTATTTTGATATTAGATCTACATCTTATATAATTTAATATTAATTCATTTGCTTCATAATCATCATTATTTATTTCTAATGTTTTTTCATCATAATTTTTTATTAATGAAAAAAATCGTGTTTCAATATTTAATTTAGACTCATATAATTCAACTAAAATTTTTATCATTTTATTCCATTTAAAAGGACCAATATTATTTATCATAACTTGCGGTGTATATTCACAACACCACATAGGCATTTTAAAATAAATATTATCAATGTTATTTTCTGTTACATTAAATTCTTTTTTATATCCAAATAAATATTTTAAATAATTTAATCGTTTTTGTATGTTACTCATTTATATAAATACTAAGAAAAAATAAACATTTATTAAATAATAAAAAATGAAAAATAAGCATTTAAACATTAAAATTAATATATTATTAAATTAAATGGGAGTACCAGGATTTTTTTTATGGTTAATGAAAAATTATAAAAAAGAAGGTTTTATTTTTCAAAAAGAAAAGCTTATTGAATCTAACGAACAAATTGACTATTTTTTAATTGATGCAAATTGTTTAATTCATCCTGTATGTTTTAAGACAATTACTGATAGTTCAGATTTAATATCAAATGAAAAATTAGAAGATAAAATGTTAAATAATATTTGTGATTATTTTGAAAAAATAATTAATTATGTAAATCCTAAAAAAGGAATTTATATTGCTATTGATGGAGTTGCACCAGTTGCTAAGATTAAACAACAAAGATCTAGAAGATTTAAATCTGTTGCAGATAAAGTTCTTTGGGATAATATTAAAAAGAAACATAATAAACCTTTAGGAAATTACTGGAATAATAATGCTATTACTCCAGGAACTCTATTTATGGAAAAACTTCATAATAAATTACTTGACTGGAGTAAAACATTAAATAGACCAGTTATTTATTCAAGTTGTTTTACACCTTCTGAAGGTGAACACAAATTACTTCAATTTATTAGAACTAATCAAAAAAATAAACAAGAATATTCATATGTAATTTATGGTTTAGATGCAGATTTAATTTTCTTAGCACTTTCAACTGAATCTGATAAAATCTATTTGTTAAGAGAAGCAACTGAATTTAATAAATATGAATCAAAAGAAGTTTTAAATTATGTAAGTATTAAAATTATGAGACAATCAATAGTGAATACTATTCAAAAATATCTTGGAGAATCGATAAATAAAGATCTAGATTCTATTAGTGTTGTTAATGATTTTATATTTATGTGTTATTTTCTTGGGAATGACTTTCTACCTCATATACCTTCTTTAGATATTCATCATACGGGTATTGAAAGTTTAATAATTAGCTGGGCAAAAACAGTTAATGAATTAATTTTAGAAAAAAATCAAATAGAATATTTATTAAATGATACAAAAGCACATATTAAAATAAATAATGATTTTTTATCAAGATTTTTAAATAAATTAAATCTACAAGAAGATTATATTTTAAGAGAAAATTTTGCTATAGGTAAAAAACGAAAAAATTGCGATGGCGATGCATATGAAAAAGAAATGTTTAGAATTGAAAATTTACAATTTAAAATTGTAGATCCAATTCAATTAGGATCAGATAATCCAGAAAGTTGGCGATTAAGATATTATCAACATTATTGGGGAATAAATAAAGAAGAATTAGAAGAATTTAGTCAAAAATTAGTAATACAATATTTAATTGGTATAAAATGGGTTACTATATATTATTTTGATAAGTGTCCTTCTTGGGAATGGTACTATCCTTTTGACCATCCACCATTTATATCTGATATTACTAAATATTTAGACAAAATAAATTTAAATAAGATAAAGTTTGATTTGGGAGAACCCCTAAAACCATATATGCAATTATTGGCAGTATTACCACCTCAATCTAATTATCTATTACCTGCAACTATTAGTAAACTAATGACAAATTCAAATTCATCACTTATTTATATGTATCCTCTAGAATTTAAACAAGATTTTATTAATAAAAAAAAATATTGGATGGCTATTCCTATATTACCACCTTTAGATATTAAACAAATTAAACATTCATATTTTAAATATAAAGATGAACTTAAAAAAGAAGAATTAGAACGAAATAAACCAATGGAAATATTAAAAATAAATATTGTTTAGATTATTTTATTCTATATGTTTTTATAATACAAAAATAAATATATTGAATTAAAAAACAAATTGGTGGTAAATATGAAGGAGAATCATCAAAAAACTAACACTTGATAAACTTTCAGAGAATATTCTTAAGCTTTTGTTAGAAGAAAGACCCTAAATTTATGATGTATTTTTAGACTATTACAATAATGAGTTTTTTGACTAATCAAAAAATTGAAATATATATTATCAATATGTTTGGTAAGGATATTTATCAAAAAACCCGCGCAATAATGGAAAAACTTCCAGAAGGTATTATTAAAAAAATTTTTAAATTTATAACACCTAATGACCAATTAAAGTGTGGATTAATAAATCATTATTATTATAATTTATTTTTAACTCAAATTAAATATTTGAATCTATCTAAAAAATTAATAAGAAAAAATATAGAATTTGTAGCAATTGGACTTCAGAAGATGCATAATTTGACATCTCTAAATCTTTCTAGTAATAATATTAGAGATATAGAAATACAAACATTAGCACCTATTCTTAAAAATACGACTCAATTAACAACTCTAACGTTTAGTAATAATAATATTAAAGACATTGGAATACAAGCATTAGCACATAGTCTTGCAATGTTAACTCAATTAACAAGCCTAGATCTTTCTTATAATAATATTCAAGCTGAAAGTACTGAAGCATTAGCACATTGTCTTAAAAAAATGACTGAATTAACAACTCTAGATCTTTCTTATAATAATTTTGGAGATGAAGGAATACAAACATTAGCACCTAGTCTTGAAAAGATGGAAACATTAACAACTTTAAAGCTTTCTACTAATAATATTCAAGATGAAGGTATTATAGCATTAGCACCTAGTCTTAGAAAAATGTCACAATTAACAACTTTAAAGCTTTCTACTAATTATATTGGAGATACTGGAATACAAGCATTGGTGCCTAGTCTTGAAAAAATGTCAGATTTAATAAATCTAATGCTTTCCGATAATCATATTGGAGATACTGGAATACAAATATTAGCATCTAGTCTTGAAAAAATGTCACATTTAACAAATCTAATGCTTTCCGAAAATTATATTGGAGATACTGGAATACAAGCATTAGCACCTAGTCTTGAAAAAATGACTCAATTAACAACTCTAGATCTTTCTGAGAATAATATTGGAGAAATAGGAATACAAGCATTAGTACCTAGTCTTGAAAAAATGACTCAATTAACAACTCTAGATCTTTCTGAGAATAATATTGGAGATAATGGAGTATTAGCATTAGCACCTAGTCTTGAAAAGATGACTCAATTAACAACTCTAGATCTTTCTGAGAATAATATTGAAGATAATGGAGTATTAGCATTAGCACCTAGTCTTGAAAAGATGACTCAATTAACAAACCTAAATCTTGCTATTAATAATATTGGAGAAAGAGGAGCGCAAGTATTAGCACCTTGTCTTACAATGTTGACTCAATTAACAACTCTAGATCTTGGTAAGAATAATATTGGAGAAAGAGGAGCGCAAGCATTAGCACCCAGTCTTGCAATGTTGACTCAATTAACAACTCTAGATCTTGGTAAGAATAATATTGGAGAAAGAGGAGCGCAAGCATTAGCACCTAGTCTTGCAATGTTGACTCAATTAACAACTCTAAATCTTGCGGAAAATTATTTTGGAGATGATGGAATACAAGCATTAGCACCTAGTCTTGCAAATATGCATCAATTAACAACTTTAAAGCTTTATGATAATAATATTGGAGATAATGGAATACAAGTATTAGCACCTAGTCTTGCAATGTTGACTCAATTAACAACACTAAATCTAGGTAAGAATAATATTGGAGAAAGAGGAGCACAAGCATTAGCACCTAGTCTTGAAAAGATGACTCAATTAATAATACTATATCTAAATAAGAATAATATTGGAGATGATGGAATACAAGCATTAGTACCTAGTCTTGAAAAAATGACTCAATTAACAACTCTAGATCTTTATCGTAATAAAATTGGAGATGATGGAGCATTAGCATTAGCACATAGTCTTAAAAAGATAAATCGATTAACAACTCTAGATCTTTATGAGAATAATATTGGAGATATTGGAAGACAAGAATTAGTATCAATTAATGCTGATCCAAAATTTAAATTATTTTTATAAAAATTAATAAATTTCTTTTATAATATATAATATATAATGAATAATAATAATTTTTATAAAGATAAATATTTAAAATACAAAAATAAATATATTGAATTAAAAAAACAAATTGGTGGTGGGGATGAAAGGGAATCATCAAAAGAACTAACACTTGATAAACTTCCAGAGGATATTCTTAAGCTTTTGTTAGAAGAAAATCCTAAATTAATGAAAGCTAATAAACCACTTTATACAGTATTTTTAAATCAAACTGAAAATTTGAATCTATCTGGAAAATTAAGAGGAAAAAATATACAATTTGTAGCAGACGGACTTCAAAAGATGCACAAATTGACATCTCTAAATCTTTCTAATAATAATATTAATGATAAAGATATAGAAGTATTAGTAAACCATTTTCCAAATATAGTAAAACTAGAATCACTTGATTTAAGTAATATTGATATTGAAGATAAAATATCATCATTAGCATCTAGTCTTAAAAAGATGACTCAATTAACAATACTAGATCTAGGTAGGAATAATATTGGAGAAAGAGGAGCGCAAGCATTAGCACCTAGTCTTATAAAAATGTCACAATTAACAACTTTAAAGCTTCGTACTAATAATATTAGAGATATAGGAATACAAGCATTAGCCCCTAGTCTTGAAATGTTGACTCAATTAACAAGCCTAGCTCTTTCTAATAATAATATTGGAGATACTGGAATACAAGCATTAGCACCTAGTCTTGCAATGTTGACTCAATTAAAAACTTTAGAGTTTTCTTCTAATTATATTGGAGTTGATGGAATACAAGCATTAGCACCTAGTCTTGCAATGTTGACTCAATTAACAACTCTAAATCTTGATCGTAATAATATTGAAGATGATGGAGTATTAGCATTAGCACATAGTCTTGTAAATATGCATCAATTAAAAACTTTACATTTTTCTTATAATAATATTGGAGAAAAAGGAGCGCAAGTATTAGCACCAAGTCTTGTAAATATGCATCAATTAACAAGCCTAAATCTTTCTGGTAATAATATTAGTGATGATGTAGTATTAATATTAGCACCTAGTCTTGAAAAGATAAATCGATTAACATCTCTAGATCTTTCTATGAACGAAATTGGAGATAGAGGAGCACAAGAATTAGCACATAGTCTTGAAAAGATGACTCAATTAACAACTCTAAATCTTGCTGTTAATAATATTAGGGATGCAATATCAATAATATTAGCACCTAGTCTTATAAATATGCATCAATTAATAAGGCTAGATCTTTCTTTTAATAATATTGGAGATAGAGAAGCACAAGAATTAGCACCTAGTCTTAAAAAGATAAATCGATTAATATCTCTAAATCTTTCTCAGAATAATATTGAAGATATAGGAAGACGAGAATTAGAATTATCCGCAGTTGATGCAAAATTTAAATTAATTTTGTAGATCATATTTCAGTTAAAATTAATATATTTCTTTTATAATATATATAATGAATAATAATAATTTTTATAAAGATAAATATTTAAAATACAAAAATAAATATATTGAATTAAAAAAACAAATTGGTGGTGGAAATAAAGGAGACTCGTCAAAAGAACTAACACTTGATAAATTTCCAGAGGATATTCTTAAACTTTTGTTAGAAGAAAATCCTAAATTAATGCAAACTAATAAAATGCTTTATATAGTATTTTTAAATCAAACTGAAAATTTGAATCTATCTGGAAAATTAAGAGGGAAAAATATACAATTTGTGGCAGATGGACTTCAAAAGATGCGTAATTTGACATCTCTAAATCTTTCTAATAATGGTATTAATGATAAAGATATAGAAGTATTAGTAAAACATTTTCCAAATATAGTAAAACTAGAAGCACTTAATTTAAGTTATAATAAATTTGGAGTTGATGAAATACAAGCATTAGCACCTTATCTTGAAAAGATGGAAAAATTAACAAGCCTACCTCTTTTTTCTAATAATATTGGAGATATAGGAATACAAGCATTAGCACCTAGTCTTGAAAAGATGACTCAATTAACAACACTAGATGTTTCTGATAATAATATTAGAGAAAAAGGAGCGCAAGCATTAGCACCTAGTCTTATAAAAATGTTACAATTAACAACTTTAAATCTTTCTTGGAATAATATTGGAGAAAAAGGAGCGCAAGTATTAGCACCTAGTCTTGCAATGTTAACTAAATTAAAAACTCTAAATCTTTATGATAATAATATTGGAGAAATAGCAATACAAGCATTAGCACCTAGTCTTGCAATGTTAACTAAATTAAAAACTCTAAATCTTTCTTTGAATAATATTAGATTTAATGGAGCACAAGCATTAGCACCTAGTCTTATAAAAATGTCACAATTAACAACTCTACATCTTTCTGATAATAATATTGGAGAAAAAGGAGCACAAGCATTAGCACCTAGTCTTATAAAAATGTCACAATTAACAACTTTAAATCTTTATTGGAATAATATTGGAGAAAAAGGAGCACAAGCATTAACACCTAGTCTTATAAAAATGTCACAATTAACAACTTTAAATCTTTCTTTGAATAATATTGAAGAAGAAGGAGTGCAAGCATTAGTACCTAGTCTTGAAAAGATGACTCAATTAACAACACTAAATCTTTCTTTAAATAATATTAGATTTAATGGAGCACAAGCATTAGCACCTAGTCTTGCAATGTTGACTCAATTAAAAACTTTAGAGCTTTCTTCTAATAATATTGGAGATATAGGAATACAAGCATTAGCGCCTAGTCTTGCAATGTTGACTCAATTAAAAACTTTAGAGCTTTCTTCTAATAATATTGGAGATATAGGAATACAAGCATTAATACCTAGTCTTGAAAAAATATCACAATTAACAAGGTTAAATCTTTCTTCTAATAATATTAGTGATGCAGGAATAATACTATTAGTACCTAGTCTTGAAAAAAAATCACATTTAATAACTCTAAATCTTGATCGTAATAAATTTACAAAAGTTGGAAATCAAGTATGGTACGACTTAATGCAAAAATTAGAGACGAAAAATAATCTATAGTTCTTATAAAAAAATTTTAGTTTAGTTTATTTTTACAGCGGGGACTATTTTAAATGACACAATTTAAAATAATCTTGATATCCGCTACATAAAACCGTATAATTTATTATAACTTTATATAAATTATCACATGCTAATCCGTCAATTATCTGTTATTAATTTTTCATTAACAGACTTGACCACTATTAACCCGGTTATAAGGGG